AAACATTCAGGATCGGTATATCCGCTCTGAATGCGCTACTAGTCAATCTAGCGAACCATTAGACCTTAATTAGTGGGAAGCTATGGAGCTTGTCTCCATATGCAGTTGACATTGTTTTATAATGGTGGAATTACTAAATCGTTCAATTAAAAATGTTTCTAAAAGTTGTTCAGTTAAATATTCTGTAATCATTTGACATCACAATCTTTATTTAAAATATTTTTAGCTATACTATAAACTTGTTCAGAATCCATATAAGTAGTATTTATTATTTGATAAGGAATTTTTTTGTATTCTAAATAGTATCTTAAAGGAGTTCTATATCCAGCTGCTACTTTTTTAATCATTTCTTCATTAGTCCATAAATCATGACTATGAGATTTATTAGATTCTCTTTCTGAATTAACTCTTTTTATCAAAATATCATCATCTGCATCTAATAATATAACTTTATCAATTTTTTCTCCAGGGTAAATAGTGGCTTCTAAGTTTGCTATAGGAAGACCTGCTATTAATATCTGATAAATAAAAGTGGACATCCACCAGCGGTCAACTATATAATTTACTGGTTTATTTTTAATGTTATCATATAAATCATTTCTTATTGCACTAAATAGTAATGATCGTACTGAATCATGCAAAGTTGACCATTGATTCTCTCCTCTGCATATTGGACGTAATAATTTACCTAATTCAGTTGTTCCTGGATTTTGTAAAACACTAAAATTAGTTTTTTCTTTGAATTTGTTTATCAGACTAGTTTTACCTGAACCATTTGGACCTTCTATAATTTGAAATGTCATATTAAACTCCTTTTATTTTTTATTCGAATATTATAAATACGAATACAATTGATCATGATTGGTGATAAAAGGAATAAATTATATATCGTATTTTATGTGAAATTGTAGTTAAATTGAATTTGTTAATTAAAGGAGATTATTAAATATGTTTAATGAAAAACAAATATTAATTAATTATAAAATGTTGATGGAGAATAATTTATGATTAAAAAATTATGCGTTTTTGGGCATATTTCGCTCGTCGGTGGGGCCGATTTGGAGCTATTTCATCAGTTTTCAATATGGAAGGCACTTGGGATAGAAGTTCATAATATCCATACGGGAATTATTCATGGGTATTTATTAGATTTAAAAAAACAATTGGAAGAACAAGGAGTAATATATCATCCATCTAAAGAATGGCATCATTGTAAAGGAATGCATGTCATTTCATATTGTAATGGTTCATTTTTAAATAATCTCCATACTATTAAACAATATTGTAAAGCAGTTCTGTGGGTAAATTCGATGACTTTCCCATTCAAGAAAGAAATAGAATGTCAAAAAGCTGGATTAATAGAATTTCAATATATATCAATCTCAACATCAAAAGGAGAAGGTATCTAAAAGTTTAATGCATCTCAGCAGATATCCATTTAGACCACTTATCAATGTTCCATATTTTGATCCAAAACCATTTACCTTTTATTATAATAGACCGACAGATGAATTTAGATTTGGAAGAATATCAAGAGCTGATCCAGCAAAATATCATCCAGATCAATTTAAAATATATGAAAAATTTGAATCTCCAGTTCCAAAAAATGGAATTGTAATGGGATGGAATGAAAAGACAGCAACTAAATGCGGATTCAAAGAAAGTCCACTACCATATGTAAAAATACTAAAGGAAATGGGTATTACTCAACAAGAATTTTATAAGCATTCAGATGTACTTATTCAACAAGCAAACACATTCGAGAATCTTCCAAGAGTAGGAATGGAAGCAATGGCATCTGGAAGTGTATTAATTTGTGATAACAGAGGCGGATGGAAATTAGAAATTGAAGATGGGAAGACAGGATTTCTTTGTGATACAACTGAACAGTTTATTGAAAAATCAACATTTCTTGCCCATAATCCAGAAGTCAGAGAACAGATGAGACATGCAGCTTTAAAGAAATTAATGAGTACTTGGGGATTTGAACAATCCAAAGCAAGTTGGACTCAAATTTTTAACGAGGTAGAACGGCTTTATGGCGAATAAATATACAATACCTTATCCTAGTATTAACAAATATAATAATCCGTTAAAAGGCATTTAAACAAGTTTAAAATGGATATAAAATAACAATGACTATAAAGGTTTTGATTGTATCAGATGTACCAAATTGGTGCTATTGGAAAAGAGCAGAAGCCCTTCAAAAATATAAACCAGCAGATTTTGAGATTGATATAACATGCTCATATAAGAATCAGTTACTCCAAAAAAATTATGATTTAGTATTCTTCTTACCATTTAGTTATGTGGACAAATTAAGAGCATATTGTAACTCTATCAAAAAGAATCCAATAATTTTATCATCATATAATTGCGGATGGGGATATTCAAATAACTGGTTAGTTCCAGTAGTAAGAAATTCTGATGCTGTTATTATTAATAACAAAGAAATGTGGGAAAAATCTGGTAAACTTCCTAATACATATTACATTCCAAATGGAGTAGATCAAACTATTTTTCATCCTATTATTTCTACTAACAAAAGACCACCAAAAATATTATGGTGTGGATCAGTATTTCATAAAAAAGTAAAAGGATATGATGAAATATTAATTCCTTTACAAAAAAAATTACTACAGAAAAATATTGTATTAGATCTTAAACTAACAGAATCTACTAGCAGACATAAATTGAATTCTGCTCAAATGGCTCAATGGTATAATTCTGGTTCAATTTATATATGTACAAGTAGAACAGAAGGTACACCAAATCCAGCATTAGAAGCAGCTTCTTGTGGATGTGCTATTGTATCATCTAGAGTAGGGAATATGCCAGAATTAATAGAGAATGGAAAGAATGGATATTTAATAGATAGGGACATTGACTCTTTTTACAATTATATTCTTTTAGCTATAAGTAAAAAAGATTCATTATGTAGAGAGATGTTACAAATCATTAATTCTTGGGATTGGAAACTCAGAAGCAAGGAGTTTTTTGATTTATTTCGAAATTTAATAGAACAAAGAAAAAAGAGTTTCCCAAGCGTTGATGATAAAAAAAACTTAATAAAGCGATAAATATGAATCCGACATACAAAGAAATTTCTATTAAAAACAAGAAAAAGTGTATAGAAGAAAGAAGAAAATTTTATTATTATTATCATTCCAAAGAAAAACAAAATTTAAGTAATAAAGGTTTAAAAGATAGAATTTTATCAGCTACTAATTCTGGAAAAACTCATCATCCGCCTGTCAAAATAATTCCATATAATAAAATAGTAATTTATACTACTCTGTTTGGAAATTACGATATATTAAAAAACCAACCAAATTTTAATAAAGTACAATATATATGTTTTTCAGATAGAACTATTCGAAATTGTCACAATTGGAAAATATCTGTAAATCCAGAAATATGTCCTAATTTAAGTCCAGTGATGCGTGCAAAGTATTTTAAGTTACATCCATTTGAATATTTTCCAGATGCTGATTATAGTATTTATATTGATGCAAGCATTCAAATTGCAAATATTGATTTCATACAATCATTATTAAGTTATGTAACTGACAATGGAATGGCAGCATATATACATCCTAAAAGAAAATGTATATTTGAAGAAAAAAGGAGATTATTATCTTTAAATGAATATAAGCAACTTCCTATAGAAGAACAATTAAAATCTTATCAAACAGAAGGAATGCCTTTAAATTATGGATTATGGGCAGGTGGAATATTGATAAGAAAAAATAATGATAATGCTAAAATGATATGTTCTTTGTGGTGGAATGAGATTATTAAATGGTCTTATAGAGATCAAATTAGTTTACCATATGTATTATGGAAAAATAAACTTAAAATAGATACAATCACATTAAGACAATATGCTAACAACTTATTTAAAATTCATCCTCATATTTACAGAAAAAAATGATAGTAGGTCAAATATCACTATGTCGTTTTCCACTATGGGAAATGTGTTTAAAAGAATTATGTAAACATTGTGATGAATTGTATTTAAGATTTGATAATGTCAATGGAGATAAAGAAATTTTAAATAGAATTCCAATGGTATGTGGAACTAAATTAAAAGATATTTTAGTATCTAATAAAACTTTCCATAAATGGCATTGGAGAGAAGAAATGCTACGTCAATTAGATAATACTAAATGCGATATAGTTATCTCAATAGATGAAGATGAAATTTTAGATAAAAGTATAGATTTAGAAATAAAAGAATTTCAAAAGAGCAACAAGAATCATATGTGGGTATCTTATAATTCTATGCCTACAGAGGATGGCAAATCAATATTAAATGGTTTATCTTATCCAAAATTTCCACACGTTAAAGTTTATAAATGGTATCCGAATATGACATATGATGGATATCATGGAAATTGTTTAATTCCAAAAATTCATAATAACAATAACAGATGGATAGCTAAATCAAAAATTACTCATTATTGTTTTTATAAAAATGAATGGATAAAAAATAAAATTGAAAACATGAAAACTTATTCAGTTAAAAATTATTTTAAAACGTATTACGGTACCACTTTATGTGGTTATGATACATAAACTTATTAAAGGAGATTTTTTTATTATGCACTTATTCAATTCAGAAAGTAAAATTTTATTTAAAAAATCAGATTTGAAAAAAAAAAGAAATAGAAAAAAAGAAGATATATATTTAAAATATTTAAAAGATGTAGTAACATGTCAAAATCACTGGGCTGATAAAAGATCCCATTAACTTTGACTTGTATTTGAACAAATATAAAAATTCTTAATAATATTAGTATCTAAGGAGATTATAATCATGGGTCAAAGAAGAATAACAGCGGCTAATCAATTAGCACCTATACAAGAAATTGCAGTAAACCCCTTTGCTTCATACAATTCATCAAATGTTAATATGTTAACAAGAGCAGTAACAGGATATTCTGATCAAAATGTTGTTATTAGAGGATTAGATATAAGTGGAACTCCGATCAATGATACAGAATTATCTACTACTATTGTTGATGATGATTTTTCTACTTTGAATGTTAATTGGACTTTAACTGATTTGGAATATCAAAGTGGAGATCAAAATTTAAAAGCTGCTCACATTTCTACTCTATCAGAATTTTGTGAATTAAAAAGATCTGATATATCATTTACTAAATATGTATGGTATAAAATAACTTTCAGTTTAAAAAATATTAAAGTAATTTATAATCCATCTCTAGGAGATGTTGCTACTGAAAATCAAGGAACTCCACTTAGAGTTAATCTAATACTAGGATCAGTAGTAAAAACATGGGAATATCCAGCTCAACAAGATTTCAGTATATATGTCCAAGCTGAACAATTAACAACTGATTTCAGAATATCAGTTCAATTTGAAAAAACTAATCAATTCATGTCTGATTATTGTTTAATAGATGATATCTTGGTAAAAGAATTATCAAGAAAAGGTGGAAATATAGATCCAATAACAGAATTATTATCAGATGAAACTAAATTGACTGCTCCATATTTAAGACCTCATATGTTCTGCGAAATAACAAGTGGAGTTGCTGTGAAGGATGAAGCTGTAGTCAGCGCAGTAGGAATTGATCCAGAAAATCAACCAATTATCACATTAGAGTATGGAAACATAAATTCTTGGATAAAAAGAAATCCATATACATCAGCAAGTTTTACAGAAGAAAAAACTTATGTATATACTGGGGAAGGTATATTATATGACGATGGTGATCCAGATCATCTTTATGACTATACTAAAGGAAGTGATGTTCAATGGGCTTATATAGTTTTATATTATAATTTTCTTAAAAATCCACAACCGAATATATCTTACTATGGAATAATAAGACCTAGTGATTTAAGTGATCCAATATATGGAGAAGATTATTTAGTACTAGCCAAAATAAGATTTATAAAATTTAATGTAGTTGATGCTATAATATATTATCCTTATAGAAAAGATGTTGCAAGAATTAATGCAAAAAATGGTGATTATTTTTTAAGTAATTTGAAAGATTGGAGAGGAATCAGACCAGATAATGTTGCTCAAGCTTTAGATATATTAGCTGCAAGAACTAGTTTCCCTTTAACTAAATTATCACCAGAATATCCAAATACTATTTTTTCTTTTAATAGTGAAAATAATAAAGTTCATATTAATACTAAATTTGATTATGAGTTAAGTTCAACAGAAGGATATAATCATTCTTATTATGAAGTGACAACTCCAGAAGATGATATACAACAAGTAGATATTTTAATGAGAATATTTATCCCTGAAAATTTTAATGAGTTTACTGGATTTAATTTATGGATCAAAACCGATTCTGAGCAAGCATCTTCTAGTTCAGCATTATCTTCATCACCAATTATTGATTTTTGGGGAATAGATTCAGAAGGAACTATTTTTTCTACTGATCAATATGAAGTTCAATCAGAAGGTGTATGGCAACAAATAACTGTACTTTTTGAAGAAGGTATTTCTATTATTGATAATACTTGGGTTACAGTTGCTATAAGATGCAGTGTTGCATATTATCAAAAATGTTTAATAGGTGAAATGGAATTAACACTTTCATAACAAGGAATATATTACTGTGTTGAAAAATCGTTTACTTTCAAATTTTATTAATCTTAAAAATGCAAAAGATTTAGAAGAATTACCACAATTTAAAACACCAAATTCTAAAACTTTTAGAGATAAAAAAACTAATAAATTAGAATCTGTTTTTTATGCTAAACCATTGCATTATGAAAAAAATAATGAATTAATAGAAGAAGTTCATGAATTTGTTTCAACCTCTTATGGTTGGAAAATGATTCAAGCTAATTTAGAAGCTAGGTTGCCTTTAAAATCAGATGGTGAAATGTGGGCTGGAACAATAGAGGAGAACATAAAATTTCATGCTATTGGAACTAATTCAATAGTTGGACAAAAAAAGGAAGTTGATGATTTAAATTTAAATCCTACAAAATTTCAATATCCTTTTATTCATTATATAGATGCGTGGACTGATGCTGATTTAATATATTATACTACTGGAAATTCAGTTTCTAAATACATAATTATAAAATCAAAAAATGCATCAAAACAATATGAATTTGATATTACTTTAGATAATTTATCATTAGGTTTATATACTAATAAAGAATCCGATACTTGGATTGAATCAGATGAGAATATTAAATGTATAGATATTATTAATTCAAATAATGAAAATTCTGGATATTTATTTTATCCTTTTGCAACAGATTCAATAGGTATAAGACCTCAAGTTGGAAGAGAAATAACTCATATTGAAGGAAATAAATTCAGAATTAAAATTACTTTAGATAATAAATTTTTTGAACATGCAGTATTCCCTATTCAATTAGATCCTTTATTTAGTACTGCTGGATTATTATCAAGCAGTGGTTATGGAATGTGGGAAGTACATAATCCATCTGCTGGACATGGAACTGCTGGTCAATATCCTACTCTTGATACTCATGCAAATTCAGTATATTCTACTGGAAGTGGAGTTGATACCGGAGTATGGAATCAGGCAACTCATCCAAATGGATGTTATCATGCTGTGAGACGTGGATTTATGACATGGGATACTGGATCGTTAAGAAACAGAACAGGATTTTATGTTTTATCTGCAACTATTTATATGAAACTTCTTAGTTATACTCAATTAGGAGAATGTCATGAAGATGAAGATTATGATACTTGGCCAATCTATATTTATTCTTTAGCTCAAAGAAATAATATGAGTTCTTCTGTATGGGAAGTGACTTATGATATTGATGCTTTTCATATAGAAGTAAGTAATGAAACTGATACATGGAATACTTCTCCATGGACCCTTGCTGTAAGAAAAGCATTAATAAGTGACAATCAACAATATATAGCTATAAAAGTTTTTCAATCATGGGATAGAGAAGGATTTTCTTTATGGCCTGAATCTGGAGGTCCACATGGTGGAAATTATAGTAACTGCGTAAATATTTTTACATATAGTACTGATTCTTATATATCAATAAATTGGACTGCTACACCAGAAGCTCCTATTAATTTAACAGTAGAAGATACTCATCAAAATTCTTTAGAACTTAATTGGACTTCCACTTCTACAGTTTCTACTTATTATAGAATAGATAGAAAAGCAGGATCAGGAAGTTGGGTTGTAAATTATGCTACTTCTACACTTGATGCAACCACTTATACAGATATCAATACTTATCAAGATATAATTTATACATACAGAATAAGAGCTTACAATACTGATCATCCAACAGAAGCATATAGATATTCTAGTTATTCTAATGAAGCATCTGCATCATATTCTATTTTACCTCCTACTGATTTTGATGCTGAACATGTAGGAAATAGAAATGTTGAATTAAATTGGACTAATACGGAACCATATTTTGACACTTTAGAATTACAAAAAAATGTGAATAATGCTGGATGGAGTTCTTTAACAACTTTAGATGATTTAGTTATAACATATGATGATTTATCTGTTCAAGAAAGAGTAGTAATAGTATATAGAATTAGATCAAAAAGAAGTCCTAATAATCCATCTTATTCTGTTTGGGTATTATCTCCAGAAATAATATGTGATTTACCAGCTCCGGTATTACTTCTTACAAATAAAACTAGATATAAAAATGAACTAGTTTGGAATGATATTGGAACTTTGTACAATTATATTTCTCTTGAAAGAAGTATCAATGGAAGTGAGTGGGAACAAATTGAAACTATAGATTATCCAACTCTAATATATTATGATAGAGATGTATATCCAAGAGATGATTTTTATGCATATCGAGCAAGAGTATATAATCAATATTTTGTTAATCCATGGTCAAGTTATGGATTATCAACACCTCATCAATTGTGGATTTCTATAGAAATGAGAGAACGAAAATATTTCTATAATGATATTAATTAAGGAAAAAATTAAATGGCAGAATTAGATAATTTTTTTAGATATGATACCCCTCTAAATGATACAGATCAAGAGTATTTTATCTACCCAGGAAATCCAGTTACCCCTGTCAAACCATCGGAATCTTCTAGTTCTAGTTCGATTTCAACTGAACCAGTATGGCAAACAAGCTCCATAGGTGGAAAAGGAACAAGTCTTGTTATTAATAATACTGATTTATATTTTACTGATGATCTTTCTACTATTTCTGATTCTATAGTAAAAACTAAATGGCAAACTTCAGATTGGTTATCAAATATTTTTTCTTATGGATCTGGTATTAATCAAGTAGGAAATCCTACGGGAATTTTTTATGACAATTCTTCTGAATATTTGTATATAAATGATAGTTATAATTATCGTATAATTAAAACAAAAATAGATGGAACTGGATGGACAACTCTTGGTAGTTATGGAACTGGAACGAATCAATTCGGTGTTGGAATGTCAGGATTATCATTTGATTCTGCTTCTGGATATATTTATGTAAGTGATAGTGGAAACTCGAGAATAGTTAAAACTAAAATAAATGGTGATGGATGGACTACTTTAGGAACAAGTGGATCAGGTTATAATCAATTCAATAATCCTCAACAATTATTTTATGATTCATCTACAGATTATTTATTCATATCTGATTTTGGTAATAGTAGAATCGTTAAAACAAAAATGGATGGAACTGGTTGGACCACTTTGGGTAGTTATGGATCTGGAGTAAATCAATTTAAAAATCCATATGGTTTAACATATGATCCTATAAATGATTATATATATGTATCAGATAATGGTAATTATAGAATAGTTAAAACAAAAATAAATGGGACTGGTTGGACTACCTTTGGAAGTAGTGGATCGGGAGTTAATAAATTTAATCAATTGAGATTTATTTATTATAATTCATTAACGGAATTTATTTTTATATGCGATAATTATAATCATAGAATAGTTAAAACTAAAATTAATGGAGATGATTGGTATGCATTTGATAATAATTATGAAATGCAAAATCCATACGGAATATTTTATGATTCTATTTCAGATTTTGTTTATGTCACAGATCTAAGTAGAGATACAATAATTAAAGTAAAATTAGATTCAAATTATTGGTCTAGATTAGCATCCGCATATTTTAGTAATGGACTATGGGGCATTGATTATGATCCAAATACAGAATTTTTCTTTATATCCGATAGTAATAAACATTATATAATTAAAACAAAAATAGATGGATCTGAATTAACAACTTTAGGAACATTGGGTTATTATTATACTCCTGGATATCATTTTTATCATCCTTATGGGATTTTTTATGATGATTCTACAGAATTTATATATGTAGCAGATGGTACAAATGATAGAATAGTGAAAACTAAAATGGATGGAAGTGGTTGGATCACTTTAGGAAGTCATGGATCTGGAACTAATCAATTTAATGTCCCAGTCGCTGTACATTATGATAAAGCTTCAGAATATTTATACATTATAGATAGTGAGAATAACAGAATCGTTAAAACAAAAATGGATGGAACTGGTTGGACCACTTTGGGTAGTTATGGATCTGGAGTAAATCAATTTAAATATCCATATGATTTAACATATGATCCAAATACTGATTTAATTTATATAGCAGATACATCTAATCATAGAATAGTAAAAACTAAAATTAATGGAGATGAATGGAGTTCTTATGGATCATATGGTACTGGAATAAATGAATTTAATGATCCATATAGTATATATTTAAAAGATAATAATCTATATGTGATAGATAGAAATAATAGTAGAATAGTAAATATAAATATATATAATTTTTTATAATTACAAACTGAATAAACTATAAAATAACATTAAGAATATAAATTACTATGAACAGACAAGGAAACTAAAAAATGATAAAAGAAATGGTAGAAACAATAGCTAAAACTATAGCCGATAAACCAGAACAAGTAACTGTAAAAGAAATAGAAGGTGATAGATCATCTATAATAGAAGTACAGGTTGCAAAATCTGATTTAGGAAAATTAATTGGACGAGATGGTAGAACAGCTGAAGCAATAAGAAATTTAGTATTTGCTTGTAGTTTTAAATGCAATAAAAAAAGATTTGCTATAGAAATTCAATCCAACGAAGAATAATATATATTTATATATTGATATAGATAAAGAAAAAATTCTTTCTAATCCAGATGATGAAAATGATAAAAAAAAATTAAAATTTATTAACCCAATTATAACTGAATTAACTGAAAATAAAAAGGTATTATTAGAATGAATGAAAATAACAAACTAGATTTTTTAAAAGGTTTATTAAAAGATGAATTGAAAACAGCAATATTAGAATTATCTGAAAAAGATATAATAATTCAAAAAGTAATAGATAAAACAAGCAATGTGCAAGATTACATAAATTCAATTACAGCAGCAATTATTTGCATTATTAGTAGAGAAAAAGAATGTTTAATTCAATTTAAAAAATTAATAGACTCAAATCCTGAATTAAAAAATATAATTGAAAGGAATGATAAATGAAAAAAGCATTATTAATGGGAATTAATAGATACAGAATACCAAGAAGTGATTTAAAAGGGTGTGTTAATGATATAAAAACAATGTTATCAATATTGACTGAAAAATTTGGTTTTGATATAAAAAATATTACAACTTTAACTGATTTTCAATGCACTACCAAAGATATGAAATTTAATATAGAAAAAATTTGTTATGATGTTAAACCTGAAGATGTTATATATATTCAATATTCTGGACATGGAAGTTCTATAGTTGATATAGATAAAGATGAAGCTGATGGAGTAGATGAAATAATAATACCTACAGATATTGATTGGAAAAAAAATATAATAACTGATGATTATTTATATTCTGTTTTTAGTAAAGTTAATCCTCAAACAGAATTAGTATTTCACTCAGATAGTTGTCATTCTGGTTCTTTATTAAGAGTGGCTCCTGGACATTATTTATCTCCTAGATATTTAAATCCACCTATTGAAATATTAGAAAAAATCGCAAAAATCAAATCTCAAATATATGATAATGATGCACAAATGGCACAACTTGCTAGTAATCAGAAAAAAGAAGATTTTAATAAAAGAAATGGAATATTATTGAGCGGATGTTCTAGTACAGAAACTAGTGCAGATAGCATAATGGATAATAAGTACCAAGGGGCATTTACATTTGCATTAGCTAATATTCTTAAAAATAATAATTATGATATTACATATTTTGATTTAATAAATAAAACTAATATATTATTACAGAAATTAGGATATTCTCAACATCCTCAATTAGAAGCAAAAGACGAATTGTTAAATATGAAATTTCTCAGAGGACCTGTTAAAAAATGATATGTTTATTATGTAATAAAGAGTTTAAAAATACAATATCATTAAGTAATCATATTATACAGACTCATAAAATAAAAATAAAAAGTTATTATGATCAATACTTGAAAAATAATCAAATTGGTATATGTTTATCATGTAAAGGCATTACTAAATTTACAGGTATTATTTCTGGATATAATAAATTTTGTAATAATAGATGTAAATCAAATTATGAGGTGGGTATACCAAAAAAATTAAATAAAAAATATGATAAAATGTCATGTCAAATATGTCATAAAGAATATAATGGATCAATGGGCATATCATCTCACATTGTGCAGATTCATAAAATATCAGTTAAAGAATATTATGATAAGTTTGTACGAAAACCAAGTGAAGGGTTTTGTAAAAAATGCGGTAATCCTACTAGATATCATGGAGGATTTAATGGTTATAGTATAAATTGTAGCATCAAATGTGCACGTAAACATACTTCAACATATAAACCAACTAGAGAATATATTTTATGTCAGATATGCGATAAAAAATTTCATGGATATGAAGGTATTGTTGCACACTGCAGAAGGTCTCATAATATATCATCAAAAGAGTATTATGATAAATATATAAAAAAAGAAAATGATGGTATATGTCTAGAATGTAAAAAATCAACAAAATTTACAGATTTAGGTCATGGTTATAATGAATTTTGTAGTAATACTTGTGCAAATACAAGTAAAATAGTTCAAGAAAGAAAAAAAATTACATCTAATATTCATTATAATAAAAATAATTTTAGTCAAACTACCAAAGGAAGATATATTTCTAGAACTACAGCATTTAATATGGTAAAAATACAATATTTAAATAATGAACCTACTACTCCAAGAATAGGAACTAATGAACGAGTATGTCTGAATGAACTTCAAAATTACATCTTATATAGAATTGAACGTAATTCTCAAATAATCGGATATTTTCCGGATGGATATATAAACGAATTGAATCTTATAATTGAATTTGATGAATCTCATCATTATGTAAATGGGCAACTGCACCCTAAAGATATTCAAAGAGAACATGATTTGAAACAAGAATTGAATTGTGACTTTTTTAGAATAAAAGAAAAAGATTGGTTGAACAATAAAGAATTAATAATTGAAAATTTTAAAAAATTTTTAAAATAAAGGAAAGTAATGAAATCTATAGATACATTTTTATTAGAACAAGAAGAAAAAATATCTACAGGGGAATCTTGTAAAGCATTAGTTAAAATGGGAGATCATATTCTCATTCTTCGAATTAATGAAGATCATGGCGGAGCAGGTATGTGGGATATTCCTGGAGGTAGATCTGAAGGTGAAGAAACTAAAGAAAATACTTTAGTAAGAGAGATCTTCGAAGAAACAAATTTGACTGTTTCTGATATAAAAAAAATAGATTCTATAAAATTAGTTATTCCAGAACGTGGTATAGATTTAAAAGTTCATATTTTTAAATGTAATGCTGAACATTCTGATATTCAATTAAAACCATCTGCTTGGAGTGATCCTACTTCTCAAGTTCCATTTATGTGGGGTGGAGAACAAGCACCATCTGAGCACAGCGAATATAAATGGATAGAATATAAAACAGAATTGAAAAATTTACCAATGTTAGATGTATTTAAAAATTTATTAATGAAACATTTAAAATAAGATTTAGATTATTATCAAGAACAAATTAAAAAATACTTATATAGAAAAGTTAAAAAGGAGTAAATGAATATGTCAGTCATTCCAGAAATAAATGGAAGGTCGCAAGTAATAATGCAACCTGAAGCACAAGTGGCTATTCCTATAGTTAGTAATCCACGCACAAATAATAATATCACTCTTTCTCAGAATATGAAATTGAGAATTGATCATAATGGAATAGTAGAAATAGAAAGTACTTTTGCATCCGCAAGAGAATATACAGAAGTAACATGTACTGAAGCATTAGCTACTCAGTATGGATTAGCTGATGAGTGGATAGGTGAAACTATTAGCATATCAGTAGAAGCTGCTGCTAATACATTTCCTTTAGCATCTACTTCAACAGGGGATACTGATTTAACTCCGGCAAATGACGCAATGGAAGAAGATGAAAATGATTTCAATACTACTTTTTATAAAAATCTTCCTGGAAAAATGGGTGGCCCAGCTATGACAGATAGAAATTTCTTAACTGGTTCAGCAGAACAAACTAGAGGTGCTGAAGTTCCTGGTGATTTTGAAGATGAATTAAGTAGCTCAACAAGTATATAATATTTAAAATGTCAATAATAAATTATATTCCTAATTACGATGGAGACATCACTGCAATTCCTACAGCTGGAATTGACCCGTTGACAGAAAATGATATCAGAATAGATAAATATAAACAATATGCGTTAGAACATTTAGAAGTATTAATTCTGAATGCAAATTCCTGGGGAAGTGAATGGTGGATTGATGAAGTCATAGGAGAATTAAGTTCGTCGACTTCCCCAGAATACCCAATGGCAGAAATTGATGTAGTTGATCCTACAGACAATGATGCATTAATTATTGCTCATATTTTAGATCCGATGTTGAAAAATCATCTTCCTGGATCAAAATCCGGACCTATAATGACATCTGAGAATTATTTGTCATTATCTAGTCATGGAGATTTGGATATTCCAGGAGATCTAAATATATCATCTAGTACTTCAATATAATTAAAACTGAATCTAAGGAGATTAATTATTTATGAGTTTTTTTTCTTTCAACATTTCAGATATAATTTCTAGTTTATGCAAAATAGGAGCTTCTTTGAGTGAACAACAATTGATTGCTTTAAAGTGGAGATTGTCTGAAAATGGACAAAAAAATTATACTAGAGAAGAAACTAACAAATTTTACACAGCTTTAAGAAGTGGTGATACCACTGTATTAGATTTAATGAAAAAAGAAAGACAAAATTTGATTAATGATTTAAAAAATGAAATTGATTTTTATAATACAGGAGTTTAAATGAAAACTAAATATTTTCAAATGGTGATTTTTTCTTGTGTATTATTAATGTTTATTATTTTATCAATAGATATTAGTGCCGAAGAAAAAGGATTATTTTTTAACAAACCGAAACCAGATACTGAAATAGTTGATTTAGTAGAAGAAGTTTTAAATGCGACAGATAAAACTTATAAATTATATAAAGAAACAGAAATTAAAACTAATAAAGGTTTTGTAAAATTTTCTAGTGATTATTATATAGTTTCTCAAGATTACATTATTGAACATACGAAAAATCAAAATGATCTTATTTTATCATTAAATAAAATTTCTAATTTAAAATTTATTAATGAAAAATTGAAAATAGCTAGTATAACATGTTCTATATTGACACTAAGTTTTTTTATTATGATTGTTCTTTTATCTAGAAAGAGAGGTTGATATATGAATATTTCCTCATCATGTTATTGTGATGAATGTATAAAAAATAAATCTATAGATAGAGCTCCAGCTTATTGGATAATTTTTACAAAGATTTCTAGTGGAAGATTTGTTCTTACAGTTATAGCTGCAATATGTTTTCTTGTCATTGTTATTAAAATGATGAATATACTTGGATCTAAAATAGAAGAATTAGATACTGGACAAATATTATTATTTGTAAGCAATTTAGCTTTAGTTATTCAAAATGTATTTAATTCCTACTTTACTAAAAAAAGAGGAGATTCGGTTGATGGAGACACCCCCGGAAAAACCCAATAATAAAAAATCTCAAGAGAGTATTAAAAGTTTTTTTGATAAAGTTAAACAACAAAAACAAGAAAATTTTCAAAAATTAAAAAAAAAGTTAAAAGTTGATGATAGTGATGAGCTTGATAATACTAAAATAAATTTTTTTAGTGAACTTGATAAAGAGAAAAAAAATAAAGAAAAAAAACAACAAGAACGAAAAATAGAATTACAAGATATAACAACTGAACAAAGATTTGTAACAAATGTGGTTAGATTATCTTTGGGCGGAACTGCAACTAAAGAACAATCCAAAGATATAATTAAAAATACTAAACAGCAATTTGAAAAAATAGAAAATGAAATAACTCAGCAACGAGATAAACTTAAAGAAATATATTCTACTTTTTTATTTGAAAAGAAATGTAATTGTGTATATGTATTCTCACATATTACAGAATCTGGAGAATATGTATCAACATGTCAATTCTGCTCAAGAATTAAAAAATGGGATCCTTTTCAATGGTGCAAATACAATTTAGCTAAGCTTGGTCGTATTTATTAAATCTTTCAACTTATTATATATTTTGCAAAAGTATAATAATTGAGTTTTTAACTTTAAAGAAAATTGTTCGATGTTATTATGTTCAAATTGAAATTGTTTCAAATGATATAATATGTTACTTGATAATAAGCTTAAAGTAATAGCAAAAGGAAGTGTATTTTTTTCGAGTATCCAACTATCTATATTCTCATCTTGTAAATGGGAAGAATATCTATTTAGGTCATCTATTGTGCTTATATTATCAGTAGTTGATATATGATCACATATTTCTTTACTATCAATATATAATTTTTCTAAAATTTCTAATAATTGATTAGACATGGAATTAGATTCTCCAGATAGTCTTATGAATTCTCCAGAGTTTATAGAAAAATTTAATATGGGGGAATATAATTCAGGATCTATCATTTGACATTTCATTTAAACTCCTTTTTTTCCCAAGGAAATACTATCCAATTTTCATTTTCTAAAATAATTCCTGCAGCATCTGGGATCCATATTGTTTTAGATATAGTTGTACATGTAATAATAGATATTTCTTTCAAAGTTGCAGTTGCTCTAAGTTGTAACATTTTTTTACATCTGACTAATGTATTTCCAGAATCACTAATATCATCTACTAATAAAATATTTTTAAAATTTATAATAGATTCAATCATAGATATTGATATATAAGGATCTACTTTAGTTTGGGAATAACCACCCACTTCATAAGTTCTATAAGGTAAAAATATAACTTCGCTTGATAAATAATAATCAGATAACAATCTAGTTGGGATCATTCCTCCTCTACCAACGCAAATTAATACATCTGGTTTAAAATTCAATTTTGTTAATTTTGAATTAATATTATCTACACTTTGTTCCATATCTTCCCAAGTTAAAAACGTTTTATTAGGCATATAATTTCCTTTTATATTACTTCCTGTAACGGAATATTTGATTTATAAAATAGAGATGTTTTATCTATAGATTCTATTTTATTTACAGGTACTGCTGATGATACAGATGATTTTCTATATATTGCTCCTGAACTCGTTTTGAATTTTCTACCTATTATAATTTTATCAAAAGTAGTAGTTTTATTTCTAATCATTTTTTACATCCTTTTTATCGATCATGCTATCAAGAATCTTTTTTTCTTTTTTAGATATTGGTGTAATTTTTTCTAAACCATTTTCTATATTTTTACAAGTTTTGCACATAGTAGCAATTCCATCTTTTACAAAAGTTCCCCAAGCTAAACATTTAGGACATTTTAAAGTGTTATTATAGGTATCTTCTTTGTTCTGAACATTGTTATTTGTACTATTTTGAACTTTATCTGTAGCATTGGGGGGATTGCTTTTTTGAATAAATTTTTTAAATATTTCCTTCATGCATTCTTTTTCTTCTTCTGGAGGATTGAAATAATCAAATTGATCTTTTAAATCTTCTTCCGTACAAAGACAACGATTAAAAAATAAATAATTTTTTTTATTTGAATCTATTTTATCATCTAAAGATAAAACAATATGTCCAGATAAATCTAGTTGATATTCTGTTTCGGGGCCAACTATAATATGAATTACATTGGTTTCATTGGTAGATTCTCTAAAAACTATCATACATAAAGTCTCCTTTAAAATTTTTAAACATAATATACAATTCTAGATAAAGAACCGTGGATATTAGTATCTAAACATAAATATATTTTCCATAATATAGAAATGGGACACTGATTAGAATCTAAAGAACTAATTCTAAAAATTCTAATTTTACAATTATCATTTGGAATACAGAAGTTTTCTAAATTACTAGTCACAGTCATATATATTGTAGATGACCAAGTTTTTTCTAAATTAATTAAATCAGATGCTTGTCTCCAAGATTCTTGCTTTATAGTTTGATTAGTATATTCTTTGATTTTAGTGTTCAATTTATCAATTATATTTTCATTTTCTTCTGATATGCATTTAAATCCAGTCCAAATTTTTTGATCTGTTGTTATTAACACAACTTCATCTAATTTTGAATTGAATATAAATCCATTAGCTATTTTTACATTTTTATCAGACATAATAATAATACCCTTTTATTCCCAGTTTAAGCCGTTATAACAATACTTGTTTGTGATTAATAACCTAGTATTGAATTATAATAATAACAAGTCATAATACTTGAACTTTAGTTATTTCTTCTTAAATAAGAGTTCTTCTAAAATCTTAGTTAGCATTTCTTCATAATTCAAAGTGTTTGCTAAATCTTTTTGGTATAATTCATCTGATACTGATGGAACTTCTATAGATGAACGTTTACCAGAAAGTTTCTTACTAGCGTCTTTAGCTGGACTTTTATAGTCAAATAAAGATTCTTTTATATTTTTCATTTTTTAATTTTTGTTCAGTTATTTGTATTTATTATACAACCAGTACAATTCTTCTCGATCATTTTCAGCTTCTTCTTTAGTATTATATTTAAGTTCATAATACACTTCTATATTATGATCTATCGTTTTTACAAAAAATACATAATATTTGAAATCTTTTATATATGTATATTCTAGTTTGTCATATATAATAGTTATTTCAGCAATGTAATTAACTGGTATATATTTTTTAATTTTTGAATCATTATCTGAAAATCCATAATCAGTTTTCTCTATATATGAATCATTTATCTCATACCATAGATCACAATTTCGGTTAATAATTTCACAATAGCATGTATTAATTAAAAGTGAAAATATTAAAATGAATTTATTCATTTATTGGAACTGTAGGAATTACTGGTTGAGTAGTTGAAATTTGTTTTTGCAATTCAATATATATTTTTTCAGATAAACCTTCTTTTTTCATTATTTCTAAATTTTGTGCTTTATCACCTTTGCCAGATAACCAATATTTATTTAAAAGACCATTATCTTTAGTATTTCTTGATGAAATTTCACTTTTAATTTTATCTATATCTGATTGAGTTATTCCTAATTTATCTATTAATATTTTTTCCAATATTTCTATATATGTATCTGTCTCTGCTCGGGCTTGATTTATTTGAGCTTTAAACGACATAAATATTTTAGAAACTGTATCATTCATTATATCAGCTACCCAACCTTTTTTTGCTGATTGTTTTCTAATTATTGTGTCCTTGTTCATTTTTCTCCTTTTTAATATTGTAATATTTTTTGTGCTAATTGATATGAAAATAATATATTCATCTGCTTACTGTCGAAAACATCATTTAAATTTTCAACTAAATTAATGCTAATATTTTTTAATGTATCTATATAATTTGGATAATATGTGTATACCATTGAAATTCTATAATGAATTAATAATTTCAAAATATGCACTGGAATTATATCTAATAACATATCTTCTATAGTTACAGTTTCATTTTGAATTAGTATATGTTTAGTATTAGTGTCAAAATAAGTTATAGATTTAAAATATGGTTCCGTATAAGATGTGTATCGGAATTGTTTTAAAATTGTTTTTCTCCATATATTTCTTTTACTAGTTGATATAGTTGAAAATATAGATTTATGTTCAGTATTTAAGAAATTTAAACTTTCTTTAATTTTTAATATGTGATGATTTTCTGATTGATGATATATTATGTGGTTATTGTCATATTTCGTTATTATTAGTAACGAAGATCTTTGATGAGCATAAAATGTCAAATCGTCTATATTTTTTTTATTCGAAAAAATATCAAAAGCCGAAAATTTCAAAATATTACTCATTTAATAATTTCTCACTTAATAAATAATCTTTTAAACCTTCATCTTCTAAAACTTTTAAAAATTCATCATCATCTGAAAATATATAGCAAAATTTTAAAGATTCAGTTTTTAATAATGTTTGCATAATTCGTATCATTTCTAAAATAGAGTAATTTGATATTAAAGCTTTTCTAAATTCTTTATTTTTACAAATATAAGCGTGTTCATTTACAAGTTCTTTCAGAGGAACTACTAATGGAGGTGGGGTTGTTGATTGAGATAATACTGAATTAGTTGATATACGAGATTTAATATTCTTAAAATTTTCTAGAATCATAATTTCATCATTGTTCAATTTAAATATTAGATGTTTAAATTCATTATCTCTAATATAATTTATCAATGTATCTTCAGTATTTTGACAATCACAATACAAAATTTCGAAATTAGAAATTTTTAAAACATTTCCCATAATGAAACATCTCCTTTAATAATATATTTTATTCTTTGAATCGAATTAGTGATACATTATATGAGTTACTTTTTTGAAAAACTGAATTAAAATAAAAGGAGATATTACCTATGAAATTTCGATCTGGATTTGTATCTAATAGTAGTTCTTGTTCTTTTGTAATAGCAATTGCTAAAATTAAAGATGAGAAAAAATTTCAAACGTGGTTAAAAAACCACAAACACGATGATATAGAAGTATGTGATCATAAAGGAGATTTGTTTGTAGAATCTTTTAATGGTTGTATTGTATCGATTCCGAAAGATAAAATTACAGATGGAGTATATGTAAAATATTATCATGGAGAAGATATTTATCCAAACGAAGATGGAGATTGTGATTATAATGTGGGGTTAATCGATTTTAATAGTGAAGTTGAAACTATTGTTAATGATATAACTGATGAGTCATCTGAGATATTTGAACTTGGTAATTATGATTGTGGAGCAGGCTATAATGGATAAAACTATTTTAATAAAATTGTAATAAAGGAGATTAATATATGATAATTAGCGAATTAATAACTTTACTTAAAGATGCTCAGAAATTAAGAGGTGATGCAAGATTATATAATGCAGAATCATCTAAAGAATTTAATGGTGAACTAATTATGAACTATTTTAATGGTAAATTGGAAATACTTGATAAAAATTATAGAATGGATTGATAATATGTTATTAATGTAGTTGCGGAGGAAAAGGATTAACTAAAGATCATCCACTCTGAACAGATTCATGTTTTAGAAAATTAGCGACAGGAAAATTAATTCCTTCAAATTTCAGAACAGAATCCCGTTATTTAGAAAATTCAAATAGTATTGATTTAGATATGTGCGATGTGAATGATGACAGTATAACAGTTTTTACTTTGAAGCAACAAAGAATGTATCATCAACATGAAACTGGAGAATGGTCATTGCCTAAAGATGAATCTAGTACTAATTCCTTAGAAGGGAATTATTAGTGAAATTATTAACAGTTGTAACTAAATATGATGAAGAATTGAATTGTATCTTGATAAAAATAACATATCAGACACATAGAAATTCATATTTCGGTTTAAATTCTAGAGATTTTAAAACTGATGATGGATTCGTCTTTGTTTCTGATTTATACCCCAGAGTAGATATTGATAATAATATATTTTATGTCAGAGGATCAAATTATTCATTAGATAATAAAATAGAAATTTTAAGTAATAATACCAAACATAAAAATTATATTATGTCTTTACAAACAGCTGTTAACAATTATAATGTATTTTTCATGAATCATGTTTCACATGAGTGTTCTACATCATCATGTATTATAGGTGGTAAATGTATATTAAATGATATTAAAATTTCTCAAAATAAAACATGTTTAAATTATAAAAAGAAATCATCCTAATTTAATTCCATTTTTCATTAATATACAAAATTCATCTTGTTCTCGATTTTGATTTAGTGTTAATAATTCTTTTGCTAAATCTTCTTTTGATGCTTTTTTAAATTCATTGTATGTTTTGATTAATTTTAATTGTTCTCGACGTCTGTAATTTAAATATATAGAAATTGGATAGCAATAGTCGCATAAAGGAAAATTGATGGTTCCATCAATAGATTCAAAATAATTATCTACATTTAAGTCGGATATTTGAATTGTAAATTTGCAAGCAATACAATTGTATGATTGTATAATTTTGTTACATCTAGAACAACATTTTGAATTATCAATTAATTTTAAAATTATTTTTGTATCTAAATTTGAATTAAATAATTCTTGATAATCCGATAAATCTATATTAATACTTAAAAAATCATCCATAACTTATAAATCTCCTTATTGATATTTATTCAATTGTTTTTTAACACATACTTTACCAGAAAGGAAACCATATGAATGGAAAAGGAAGTAAACGAAGACCATATGATATAACTAAATATGATGAAAATTATGATAAAATTTTCAAAAAAATAAAACAAGAAAAAATTGAACTGGTTGAATTATTAAAAATTGAAGATCAAATTGAAACTGTAATGGGTAGTAAAAGAGAATGATTATTGAACAAAATTTAAAATATGACAGAATTAGATAATTTTTTTAGATATGATACTCCTTTAAATGATATCGATCAGGAGTATTTTATCTACCCAGGAAATCCAGTTACCCCTACTCAACCAAATGAATTATCTAGTAGTAGTGCTGAGTCATTAAGTTCAAGCTCTAATGTAGAAATATCATCTAGTAGCTCTGTAGAAGTAGAACCTTTTTGGGATGAAGGTACCTCCTTTCCTACTCCTTCATCAATATTTTTTGATTCTTCTACAGAATTTATTTATGGTACATGCACTGATACAATAATTAAAACTAAAATAAATGGAGATGGGTTGATTACTTATGGTGGAATTGAATACTTCTATTACTGTACAGGAATATTTTTTGATTCTTCTACAGAATTTATTTATATATGTGATCGTGACAATTGTAGAATAGTAAAAACCAAAATAAATGGTATTGGTCGGACTGTATTCGGAAGTTATGGTTCTGGAGTTAATCAATTCAACGCCCATGCGCTATTTTTTATGATTCTTCTACAGAATTTATTTATATATGTGATTGTGACAATCATAGAATAGTAAAAACCAAAATAAATGGAGATGGGTGGACTACATTCGGAAGTGAAGGTGGTGGAGTTAATCAATTCTATGATCCTTTAGGAATATTTTTTGATTCTTCTACAGAATTTATTTATGTTTCAGAAGCTACTGGAATAGTTAAAACTAAAATAAATGGAGATGGGTGGACTGCATTCAGAAGTTATGGTTCTGGAGTTAATCAATTCAATGAACCTTCAGGAATATTTTTTGATTCTAATACAGAATTTATTTATATTGTAGACACGTATAATAACAGAGTAGTAAAAACTAAAATAAATGGTGATGGATGGACTACTTTGGGGAGTTATGGATCCGGAGTAAATCAATTCTCACACCCTCGTGGAATATCTTTTGATGTTATTAATAAATATTTATATGTTGCAGATGCGGAAAATCATAGAATAATAAAAACCAATATGTTAGATATTATGTAACAAAAAATTGTACAAAAAAATAAACCAGATTTCAATTAAGAATCTGGTTTATTTTTTTGTACATTAATTAAAATATATATTTCTTGGAAGATGACATCCAAGATCTATTGATTTTTTATTATCAAATTCTTCCTTGGTGATTTTTGTAAATACAATCTTATGCCAAAATTTTGACACAATAGACCGACAAAGGTCGCTGAATTTATCAGCTTCCTCATCACCATCTTCAGCGGCTTCATCAATTGAGGTAACAAACTCACCCCAATTCATTCCAGCCACCTCTGATATTGCTGCTTCTATAGTGATGGCTCTTTGTAGGCGAGAATAATCATCTTCACCTACAAAGTGATGATTAAATTTACCCGACCGGGTATTATCATCTCTTCTCATTCCATCTCCCTCATAGACTTCTTCAACGAGGTCATCAAAATATTTCACTTCGAAGACATATCTAGGGAATTCAGGTGTTATTCTAAATTTTGGAGCAACTTGTAATTTTTCTTCAGATGATCCAATATAAAGAACTTCTTTCCAAAGAAATTTTGATCCCTCTGGAAGAGTTTTTGCTCCTTCAGGTAAACGGCCTCCCTGAAGTTGGGCAACCAAGAGAATATCACCAGAATTGAGTGTTATATTCTCTCTATTAAATTTTATCTCACATCCTGCGAATTGAGATAAAACTGCTGCTGTATCAGAGTGACCAATACAGCTTTTTGCATTATATACCCAACGTCGGATAACCTCTGGAGGTAGTTGTCCAAGATTTTTTATTTTGATTTCTCCCTCTCCGCACATTTGCAGAGAGAATGCATTTGATATGTATCTCATATATTTTCTCCTTATTTATTTTATTGCCAACTTCCAATTACATTTTTATTTCCTGCTCCTTTAGAAGCATCAAATTTAGAATAATTATCAGGCCCACAGGAATATATAACACTATAATCATTATTTAGAGCCTTTGAAGCATCCTCATTTGCAGCAATAGTTCCATCTACAATAACATCTCCTGTTTTCAATATCGGAAACTGATAACCATATGGATTACCCCAGGGATCAAGCAACTTACCTTCATTATTAACTTGGCAATTTTTAAATTCAAAATACGGGCCAAATACTGGATTATCTCCAGTTGGATCACTGGTTCCATAAACTTCATTTTTTGTTAAAGGTTTCCCTAATTCATCTTCTTTAATAGTTTTAGGAAAATGGCCAACGTCTCCATAAAATGAATTAACAGCATTTTGTAGATTCATTACTTCAATTCTTGCTCTAGTTATTTTTGATTTTTCCACAGCAACATGAATCCCTACTGTTACAATGCCTATTAATAGTGCTATAATAGCCATAACAACCAATAATTCAATTAACGTAAAAGCTTTCTTTATGTTCATATACAATCTCCTTTGTTATTGCCAACTACCAATATCATCTTTTATTGAACTTTCTATGTTTTTCTTACCATCTGGCCCCATAGAATAAATAACAGGCCACCCATTATTTGCAGCATGCCAAGCTAAAGAATTAGCTTCTAAATTTGAAGTATCTTCTGGCATGTTATAAATATATGGATTTCCCCAAGGATCAATTAATTTATCACCTTTCAAATTATGAGATTTAAATTGAAGATATGGGCCATATTCCGGATCTGTGTTTAATTTTTCAGGATGTGTAGATATATTTTTATAAACATCATATTGTGATATTTTTTTTCCAAGAATATCTTCTGTTATATCTAAAGGATATCTTGTTGTATCAGAATAAAATTTTTTCACAGCATTATGAATTGCATTCAGATCAGATCGAGCATTTGATATTCTTACTTTTTTCATTAAAACTGTTGCTCCATAAAAAGTCATCCCAATTAAAGCTATCATAATTGATATAACAACCATCAGTTCTATTAAGGTAAAAGCTCTCTTAATTTTTTTCATATATTATCTCCTTTTTTGACGGATTACTCCGTCTGTTTTTATTTTTGCCAACCCTAAATGTCTGGCAGTTATAATTATAGTTTAGACAGAATTTGAAATATTTTCAATATCCATTCTAATTAGTTGAAATTTTTTCATTAAGTTTGATACATTTTTCCAATATTTCTTTTTAATAAAGAATTCTAACTTATCTTTAAAATATGGAGAAAAATGTTTAATTCCATACTTGTGTTTTCCCCATATAATTTCTAAAAAATTATATGAATAATCATAAGAAGATATTTTAAAATCCATATAATTATTATCCTTTCTGTAGTATATTTCTTAGAAACTCAGTAGAACTTTTATTGATTCTATTTTTCAATTTAATATATTTAGAAAATATTACTGTTGAAATATAACAAATAAAAGTCAATGATGATGAAATAGCTATTGTTGTTAAAATATAAGACATTCCAAGAACGAAATATATTTCACTTAAAAGTATTAATACAATCGAACCAATCAATACTATAAATACAAATACTAAAATTGTTTTCATATTTCTCCTTTTTTTCTTATTCTGTTAGACATTTATCTATTGCAGATATAACGAGTCACCATTATATCTGCTGATTATAAACATTAATTATTTTTTCATTTTCTTATTTGGATTCCTTTCTTGTTTAAATTTTAAAAATTACTATATTTTTAAAAACATCTAAAATAACAACCATTGTGGGAAATTTCTAATAACAGTGAATCTTGCCATTTTAAATTGATAATTTTTTCTTCGATCTTTCTTTCGATTTTTGAATTATCAATAATGTGTTCAAAATTTCCCCCTATTATAGTTTTAAGTTCTTTTCTTAATTCGTCATCTTGTAATTCCATAAGTTCTTTTGTTTTTTCTATCATAGTTTTACTCATAATATAATTTCCTTTATTTTATAAGTAAAAAATGGTGACTATTTAAAAATATAAACAGTCACCGAAAATTTATGTACTACATATGACATCCTTTCTGTTATATATCAGTACAATACTTCTCCTAATTCAAATAGAAATATATATAGTGATTTAAATCTATTCAAAGTGATAAATAGAACAAATATAAAAAGGAATGAAACGATATGTCTATTAAAAAAGAAGTTAAATATTTAAATGAAATTTTACAAAAGAATTCCATGACACCGTTGAGTGAACAAACAATTCATGAATTGATTATTAATAAAAAAAAATTACCTAAACAAATACAAGAAGGTATTAGAAAAACAATATCTAGTATATTGGGAATTCCTGTTCTTGGATTAGTAGGGTGGGTATGGTACAGACTTATTAGAGCAACAATGGATCAAGCTACAAGAAAATGCGGAATACTAGGAATTAACACTACACGTAGACAAAATTGTATGTCATTAGCTAAAATTGAAAGTTTAGAAAACTCTAAAAATTTTATTAATTCATCACAACTTGCTTCTGAAAAAAAGAAAAAAATATTAAATAAAATTAATATGAAAATAGAAAAATTAAGAGAAAAAATATTACATAATAACCCAACAAAAATCTCAACTCCGTCACCATCAACGAATATGATGTAAATAATGAAAAATAAAAACATGTATGCTAAAAATGAAATTATATATTAAACCTGAAAAAGAAATATATTTAAAAATTCAACAATTTTTAAAAAATTAACTATATTGTAAAAGATCTTCATAATAGGAATTTGAAATGTTATATAAAGGATTTGTTATTAAGTTTATTTATGACGATATAAATGACTACATAGTTTATGAACATGGTATGCAAGAAATAATCTTCAGAACTGGTGATATAGACCAGTGTAAAAATTACATTGATAATATAATAAAGGAGCATAAATAAAAGTATGTAATCATAGTAACGGGGGGGGTATATGTTTCAGTGAAATATGAATTCTGCAAGATTGAAGAAAAATTATTAGAAGCAAAAGAAAAAATAAGAGAATTAGAAAAGGAATTATCATCTACTAATTAAACTGTTACTCTCAAACTAGAACTCGAATATATTAAAAGGAAGTTAAATATGGATATAAGATATAAAACAGATATCGTTGATTATGTTGCTAAAACTACTAAATATGGACACAGAGAAGTAAACTATGTAATCACTAATGCTCTTAATTATATAGCTAATTCATTAAGTGATGGATACTCAGTACAAATATTAGCATTTGGTGCTTTTTGTTTAGAATCTAGAAAACCAAGAATCGGAAGAAAATTTAATGAGCCTGGTAAACAAGTAGTGATTCCTGCTCAATATATTATACAATTTAAACCATGTGCTGCGTTGAAAACTAGAGTGATTAAAAATCTTGGAACCCCTACTCAATTTAAATGCTTTGATAAAAAATTAGGATATATAAAAAAAATAAAAGCATTATAAAAGGAATTTACAAGTGACTAAAAACAAAAAAATTAAAATTTTAGCAGATTGGCTTAAAATAGAAATTATCACTACTGATGTAGATATTGAAGCTAGATCATATTATACATTTATATGGAATCCTTTTAAACATTCTGGTGATTCAAAAAGACTTTTAAACAAATTAGTTAAATTGAAATTTCAATATGATATTCAACTTAGACTCAATCCTAAAAGATACTATTTTAAAATGTGGAATGATAAAAAACAATATGTAATTTTTGATGCTAAGAATGAAAATATTGCTATTAGTGAAGCTTGTTTGAGATTAATTGAAGATAAAGGAAAATAATTTATGTCGAGACAATTAGCAACCATACAAAAAATTTCTTCTTTACAACCCATAATTGGAGCTGATAAAATTGAAAAAGTAACAATTCTTGGGTGGGAAGTTGTTGTAAAAAAAGATAGTTTTAAATTAAATGAATTATGTGTCTATTGTGAGATTGATTCAATACTTCCGGATAAACCAGAATTTGAATTTTTAAAAGAACGTAAATTCAGAATAAAAACTATAAAATTGAAAAAACAAATATCACAAGGAATTTGTTTTCCTTTATCAATTTTACCAAGCAATAAAAAATATAAAGAGAATGATGATGTATCAGATATTTTAGAAATTAAAAAATATGATCCTCAATTAGAAACAGAAGAATCAGAAAATTCTAAATTTTCCACTAATAGATTTATTAAGTTTTTTTATAGATTTTCATGGTTCAGAAAATTAATTTGTCCTAAAAAATTATCATGGCCTCAATTTATTAGAAAAACAAATGAAACTAGAATTCAACAATTTTGTGATATTTGTAATACAGAAAAAGATACCATTTTAGAAGTTACAGAGAAATTAGATGGACAATCCGCAACCTATTTTCTTATTAGAAATAAGAAAAGTTTTCTATTCGGAAATAGATATACATTCGGAGTATGCTCAAGAAATATATATTTAAAGAAACCAAATAATAGTTCTTATTGGGAAATCTCCAATGAATTAAAAATAGAAAGAAAATTAAAATTCTTTTTAGATCAGCATAATGATTTAAATTATGTTGTTTTACAAGGAGAAATTCTAGGGAAAAAAATACAAGGGAATAAATATAATATTGAAAATTATAAATTGTATTTATTTAATGCATTTACTGATAAAGATAATAATATAAAAAATCTTATTTGTTCGTTATTTAATTTAGAATCTGTTCCTTTATTAGATGGACAATTTAAATTAAAAGAAAATATTCCAGCGATGGTTGAATATAGCAAAGGAAAATCTAAAATTAATAATAAAATTCGTCGTGAAGGAATAGTGTTAAGAAATTATGAAAAAGGTTTAAGTTTGAAAGTAATCAATCCAGAATTTTTGTTAGAATATGATGAATAAATCAAGTAGAGATTTGATATGGAAAATATCAGATAATTTGAGAAGTATTTCTTTAGATTCAACCGATCAAAAATTATACTACTCTATTATTAAATTGAGAATACAAAAAAATATATTAATTGATTTAGTGCAAAAATTAGAAACAGAGGAATCTTCCAATGTGGATTCATGTATTTCCAGTTAATGATAAATATGAACATTCAACAGGAGATGATTATATATGCAATTGTAATCCATCAGTCGATTGGGAAAATAATATAGTTAGTCATAATGCGTATGATTTTAGAGATATAGAAGAATTTGTAAATGAAAATTATAGTAAAGGAAATTAAAAAATGAGAAGATATAATTATATATGCATTGATAATAATATTTTAAAAATTAAAGTTCCAAAAGGTAAAAATGTTTTTGTTAAAGATGTTAAACGATGGGCAAAAAAATAATAGATAACTCATATAAATATGAAAGTGATAGAGAATCTTATTTTTATCTTAAACATGAACTATTAAACTTATTCAAATGAATCAAATTCCGAACTTATTAATAACAATAAATAATCTCAATAAAACTCTTGCTGATTTAAAAAGTAAACTTGTATTATTAAAAAGAAAGAAATTAGAAAATGGAATTAATAGACAAAATACAGAATCTAGAAAATGAAATAACAATTCTTAAAAAAAATAATTGAAAAATTTCCTGATGCTCAAATTGTAACTGATAGATGAACAAGATCATTATATACTTCTGAAACAGCAAATAAACATTGTGATAAAGTAGACTTTATGCATTCTTGTGGATGTTGATTGGATTCTACTTTATATGCAATGCCATATTTACTTTGTAATGATTGTAAAATTTATTGTTTTCCACATCAAATTCCGATTGGATTTAGAAGTGAACATGAGAAAAAACCAAGTGATGATTATAAAGATTTTTTGAAACGATTTCAAATATCAAATACTATTATAGACCAAGTTGATAAATATTTTGAAGATAACAAAGAAATGAAATATGAGGAACAATGAAATCAATAATAATTAAAGATAGAGTAAATGGTCAAGTTTTGTTTCACATAAAAGAATTAAAGAATAAAAAATATAGTATTAAAGTATTAAAAATGTTAAACGATAAAGTAGATTTTTTTATTAGAGATGAAAATAATAGGAAAGTTAATTTAGTCAGTAAGAGATCATAACTCAATATATTCAAGGAATTTTTATTTAGAAATAAATAAAAGCTAAAGTCTGAGTATGTATAGTTCGAATATAAATATTGTTGATTGGAAGTGGGTACACTGCAGTATCTAATTGACATATTAATTAAAGCGATGAATGATATATATTATATTTCAATTCATTATTGATTACTGACTATATTTTTAAGGAGGTTATAAATGATGTATTTAAATCAATCAGAAATTGATAAATTAGCAAAATGGTGCAATAAGACATTGATTGATAAAATTTATTGTTTTGATTCATCTACAAAAACAGGTTATTTAAGAGAGTGGAGACCTGATGAAAATGCTCAGGATTGTGGAGATTTGATAAAACAATTAAATAATGATAATTGTTATCATAAAATAGAATACAATTCAAGAATAAAAAAATACATGTTGCATTTTAAAAATAAGGCAATTAAAAAATCATACTCTTATGCCTCTCTTTTATTAGGGATAAGTAAAGCATGTTTAACTATAATGAAAAAGACAAATATATGAGACCGACAGATAATCAAATAATAGCATTAATATGTATTATAACTATTCTGCTAATGGGCGGATTAGGTATATATGAATTACCTATAAAAATAAAATTAATATTAACCACTCATATACATAATGAAAAATAAATACAAATATTACAAATTGAAATCCCATTCTCCTGGAATTGGATCCACTTGTGAGACAAAATGTGAATTTGATAAAAATATTTACATAGGTAGTTATTCGTGTATTACTTGTCCAAATAATATAAAACATGAATTGAAACATCAAAGAATAATATGGAGAAATAATATGAAATATATTTGGTCAAAAAATGATAAAAAATTTGAAGAGTTTGTTGATTGTGAATATATATATCCTTTGAACATTGATGGAGAAGAAGTAATTAATAACTATAAAAATTTAATAAATGAATTATATTTATTTTATGAAAAAGGAGTTAATTATGAAACTAAAAGAAATGACTGATGGCCAACTGGAAGAAATTGCTGGGCTTGTAGATAATGAAGGATTTTACTATTTATTTGCTCATCATGGTGGAATGAATTTAGATGATATATTAGAAAGTAAAGACGATATAACAAATATAGAAAATGCAATTAAAATTTTACGAGAATTTGAAAGTAGTTTGCCAGAACTATGAAAAAATAAAAACCATCTTATATAAAATAGAATTAGCAATAGTAGTAGGACTTTGGGCATATATAAATCATGAAATGATAAATATAAATACTTTAAAAATACTTACTGATTTTCTTGTTTTGATTCTCAAAGTGTCAACAGAAAATAAACATCTTATAACACATATAGGGTGCTTAGATCCACAAACTGATCAAAAACAACAAATTGTTTCTGTATGGGCTGGAGCAGGAATATCTGCAAATCCTATCCAAAGAATTGAAGAATTAATTAACGAAAATAAAATATTAAGAAGTAAATTGATAACTAAAAATTTTTAACTATCAAATATTGATTATATAGTATTTAGTTTACCCACTTTAATAGTATAAAAGTGTAAATACTTCAACATATTGTTGATTGATAGTTAATTTTTTAAATGAGGAAAATTTATGATTGAGATAAAAGAACCACTTATAAGAATAATTGAAGAAGGGTTTGAACATACTTGTTGTAAAAAATGCGGAAGTACTCAACGAAGAAGATTTTATTTTTTTGGAAAAATAATTGGATGCATTCAACCAGAATGTGAAAATTATTACGACAAACGTGTTACAATTCGTTCTATATTATTCCGTTGTCGTAGCAGGCTTCAACATTTTTTAAATAAAATGAATAGTTCTAATATTGCAGATGATATTCAATTAAATTCTGCAATAAACGACGATATTGATAAAATTGTAAAAAAATGGATGAGAAAATGATATATACTGATGGAATACATATTATTTCAGATACATCTATTGATGAACTTCATATATTTGCTGAAAAAATATCATTCAAATTAGAGTGGTTTCAAAATAACAACCGACATCCGCATTATGATATTACAACTTCTAAAGCTAAAAATAGAGTTATAAAAGCAGGAGCAATATTGATATCATCAAAAAAACTTTTAAAAATAATACATAATAATTTAATTAAAGGACAATAAAACATGTTAGTTTTAATAACATTTGAACTATTATCCGAATTGCAAATTGACCTTGCTATTGATGGTAAAGATGCTAAAAAAATTCAATCAATTGAGTTGGATTTTGAAAAATCAGAATTGGATTCAATTAAAAAATTTTTATCCGTTAATGAGAATGGTCATTTATCAATTAATTTTCTTAACAATGAATCATATATAACTCAAGATAAGTATGGTCATCGAACAGCATGGAGTTCATCTGATTTCTTTGTAGAAAATTGCACTATTGAAAAATTGAAACAATCTATCTTAGAATTAAAAATAAAATGGATCAATTATTAAATTATGATAAATATTAAGCATCCACTCAGAAATATCAATTTAATATTCAATCCTAATAATCATAAATATACAGACAATTTTGATAGATCATATACATCTATTAGTGGATGGGTTCATAACTACTTTGAAAAATTTGATTCTGATAAAATAGCAACTAAATGTGCATTAAAAAGAAATGTCACAAAGGAATCTCTTTTAACTGAATGGAAAAAGGCTGGAGATGATGCAGCACTTCAAGGGGATGTAGTTCATAATATGTTAGCATCTAAATTTAATAATATTGATTTTGAAATAAATAATACCAATGAACATATTGTTGAAAAATATAAAAAACAAGTTGATATAATATATGAAAATATATCTAAAAAACTAGTCCCAGTATATATAGAGCAAATAATATTTAACCCAGATACTATGATAGCTGGAACATGTGATGCTTTATTTATAACTAAAGAATTAGATAAATATGTGTTGATAGATTGGAAAACTCCCAAGAAAATTGATATGTTTAGTATTTATAAAAAATATGGATTTCCTCCTTTTCAAAAATTGATGGATTGTAATTATAATCATTTCTGTTTACAATTATCAATGTATAATTCTATTTTGAAAAGTCAAGGGTATTTAAAATATGATATTCCTGTACTTCAAAGAATAGTTCATATTTTATCAGATAAATCAATTTCTATTAATGCTGTAAAATTTAATGTTTAATAAAAGGATTACAAGAATAAAAATTTACTAATATTATACTGCTTGGTTGTTTGTTTGTGGTATAACTGTTTTGGATTTGAATTAACTATAATTCTAGTACTCATAGATATAAGAATGATTTTAATATGTAAAGGATCTAAAGATGATAGTGAAAAGTAAAAAATTAAATTCTGATTCATTAACTCTAGAAATAACTTTAGAAAATTCAGAAGAAATAAGAGCATTAAAAAATATTTTTAATTCTTCAACTATTTTAGAGTCGATCAGGAAGACCCACAAATTACCTTATAAGTGGGGTTCTCAAATAAATGCAGTTTTACCGTATGATGAAACTTTTAATAAGTTCTCTGATGAATTAAATAAAAGAATTAGTGGAGGTTGAATGAATAAAGTATTAAAAAAGATGATATCAGATTCTACAACTAAAACAGAGGAATTTTGCAATATATTATTTGATTTATATATTGCTCCATTTTTAGATGAGAATAATCTGTTATTTGATTATGGGATGGGTACAACAGTTTTCAAATATAGAGATTCAATGGAAAAATGTAGTACTATTCGTGATGATCTAAAGTATTACAATTTAAATAATGAACTAGAGAAAATTTTTACTCAGTCGTGTTTTGAATATAATGACAAACTTAGTGCTATGTATAATGTTATTTCTGGAATCAAAGATAGTTCAAAAATTAAAAAATATTTATATTTCTTATTTATATAAATTTAATTAAAAAAGTTATCAGCAACATACAACAAAAATTATTGGATAAAGAATGTGGTAATTGTTGTTGCTGTAATTATTCAAAAGGAAAAAGTGAAAATAAAAAAATATAATTACTCAAATTATAAGATCAATTGAAGTATACTGAATGTCCGAAAAGTAGATGTTCTTTTAGAGATCAAAAAAATTATGGAGAATCTGAAAAAGGATTATGTGAAGTAGTTAGTTCTGAATCATATTATATAAATAAAGAAACCAATGAAATAAAAAATTAAAAAGGAGATTGTTATGTTAAAATTGTATTTTATGCCGCAAGAATCTAAGTATTATATTAATTTACAAATTGTTACTAAAAATGTAAAAATAGGTAAAAAAATAATTGGAAAAAATGTAGCTGGAGTTTGTAAATATAATGCCAAATCTAAAAATGATTGTTTAGGAAAAATAATCATATCAAGCAAATGTCCTTTGTTATCAACATTAGTTCATGAAATTACCCATGCGGCTATGTATTATATATCAGATAAGATATTAAGAAATGTTGAAGTGGAAAATATTGATGATAAATCAACGCAAAATGAAAATTTTTTTATTGAATGTTTTGCTTCTATAACAGAAAATTTGATGAGAGAGTTTGAAGAATCTATTGCTTGTCATTCATAAAGTTGTACAAAAAAATATAATATGGTCCCTATGTGAGACCATATTATATTTTTAATTATATCATTTTAATTGATCTAAAATTCATCCTTTCTTTTTTATATTCTGTTAATTTTCAATTATTTCATAATGACAACTGCAAAAAAATGTATCAATTATTCTTTTCTAAAAGAATTATTTTATTGATAAGATAAAATTACATTCTTTAAAGCAGTTTCAATTTTGTAAAGATTTAATATGTAATTTTTATCTCGTTTATATAGTAAATTACGTTGAGATATTTTTTTTTTGCATTCTGAATCCTTTATATATTTTTCTTTGAACCATTTTAAAGATCGTTGTAATTTTTTTCTTCTATATTCTGGATCAGTTGCATATCTTTCTTTCATTCGTTGTAAATGTTTTCTTCTATATTCTACATTAGTTGCATATCTTTCTTTTGTTCGTTGTAACTTTTTTTTTCTATGTTCTGAATCAATCCAATATTTTTCTTTCTTTCTTTTGTTTAATTTTTTTCTGTATTCTGAATCAGTTGTATATCTTTCTTTCTTCTGTTGTGAATTTTTTCTTTTGTATTCTGGATCAGTTGCATATCTTTCTTTCTTTCGTTGTAAATGTTTTCTTCTATATTCTGGATCAGTTGCATATCTTTCTTTGTTTCGTTGTAACTTTTTTTTTCTATATTCTGGATCAGTCTCATATCTTTCTTTCTTTCGTTGTAAATGTTTTCTTCTATATTCTGGATCAGTTGCATATCTTTCTTTCATTCGTTGTGAAATTTTTTTTTTATATTCTGGATCAGTCTTATATTTATTTTTGCGCCAGTTTTTTATATATTCTTTCCTATAATCTGAAATTTTCATTATATTTTTCCTTTAATAAAAAGAGATTAATTTTTATAATTAATCTCTTTTCATTTTAAAGTTATTTACATTTTGGAAATTATCTCTTCTAACATTTTTTTATTAAATGTTATCGGAGCATACACTATTAACTTTTTTCCTTTTACTCGATAACTAGCTTTATTCGGTTCAATCTCCTGATTCTTCCCATAGTTGTGTCTATCCATCCTTCTATTACTATTTCTCCTGTATGTACCTTATCATGACATGTACCACATATGCTACTTATATTGTTTGATTGATTGTAATGTTCTACTCTTCTTCCATTTAAATGATGTGTTATTAATATTGTCTTAGTTTTACATATGTCACATGTTGCATTTCCACTTCGGTTCATCTTTGATCTTATTGACATTGTTATTGTTGTTTTTCTTTTCATTCTATTTTCCTTGTTAACAGTTAGATTAGTGGAAGTGTATGCCTTTAAAAAAATTTATAATTATATAAATCGTTAAGTAAAAAATTGTTTCTTGTAATTAAAAATAATTTAGTGGAGGAGATATGAATGAAAACCAAATTAATTTAAAATAGAATTGTCAAAAAAGATTTGATAATTGCTATAAAGGAGTCAGTAAAACTTTATTCTCATTATGCAGTTTTATTTAATCAGTTTGACGGAGGAAAAAGATTACAGTTTTGTAATTCTGAAAAATGGGTTGAAAAATTAATAAACTAAAAATATATCAATGTAGAAAATTAGTTTATAAGAAAGTATAATATATGGATGTGTTTATAATAGTTGGAACTACTGTATTTTGTCTTGAACATTTTAAGAATAAAGTTAACTATCTTGAAAATTTTTTAGCGGCTTTAATATGTGGTCTAATGTATCCTATAATTTTAGGAATTTTGTTATGTAATATAATACTATTGTTGGAAAAGATAAATGAGAAAATCAATGTAATAAGAAGAATAGATGATGAAGTTAATAATTAAATTTGTAGTAGTGATACTTGTAATTAGTTTGTCATTTGTATTCTTAAATCCATCTCTCAAAAAAAATGATATGTTGTGTCTTGTATATGGACATTGTAAATTTAAGCCTTTAAAAGATGTTAGTAAGAATTATGAATTCAAGTGTCTATTTCAGATTCTCTTAAAGATATTGAAGGATTTGTTTTAGTTAATATAAATGTATAATGTTAATAAGTTATTAGAAATGAAAAAGTAAAATTCGTTGTTGTTGATGATAGTAAGATTTCTTGGTCTCCACTTGTCGTAATTCAAAATTAAGCCTTTTAATGCGTTGTTGGTTGTTTAGTAGGATATGGTATTCATTCCTTTATATTTTGGTTATTATATTCTGTGGTTTTGTTTTTTAAGGGTGTTATAGTTTTTAGTTAGTCCGTTGTAAGTAATTATAGTTGATCCTTTTTGAATCCGAGATGAGTAGTTCCTTTAAAAACCATTGTAAGTAGAATTGAAAAATTTTATAAAAAAATTTTTATAGGGTGTACTACTTATTATTATCCCTATATTTTTGAAATTATAATCTACAAGCTCCTATAATGTCACTTTGTTATAAAATTCATTTTCAAATTTCAAAAAATAGGAAAATCTGAGGCAGCTATTAGATCACGTACTTTTACACCCTACGGGGTTACAAATCAAACATATCTTAGGCTACGGGGGCCACCACCCTCTACTACAGTTCTAACTGAACTTATTAGATACCAAAACAAACATCTAAAACTACTCATCACTTAATTAACAATACGGGTTTATAAAATCCACATAGTCATAAATCAAAACAATGATGATACATACTTTTTTAATATGAGTAACAAGAATTGATCCAGTTTTTTTATCATATTTTATTTCCTAAACATTTAATATGAATTTTGATAAGTACAATTATATTGATTATTTAGATACATAACCTAATTTGTTTAACTTTATAATAATTTGTTGTTTTTTTGAATTTCTTGTTTTAAAATCCATGAAACTCCCATAATCATCTCTTTTAAATATATCACTATTTTTATGATATTTAATTTTCAATTGTGGGTAGTATATATAATAAGCTTTTATTTTTGCGCGACTGATACACAGCATGAATAAAAGAGCAGATATTTTTTTTCTTTATAACATTGAGCTAATGCATAATCATTAATTTGTTTTTGAAAATGATTTATGATCATTAGATGTTATTCATCCCCTATGAGTAGTTTATTTTCTATTATCTTAATTCTGGTCATAATTAATTTCCTTCTAATTTTTTGTGTAGAAATAAGACTATACTATTTAAATTATATCTACAATACTTAATCCACCCAAGATATTATATTATCTATAACATCTTGCAACCACCCATCTTAATAAAACTATATAGGACAGCGTTTGGTTATTGACCGATCTATACTACTTATCCTGTAGCACCTATAATCATCTTAAAATAAGATAACAGAATTAAATTTCCTTAATAACTACTTAAAGTTATTTAAAATCTACTCTATATAATTTATTCATTGAAACATATAAGATCGAATTATTAATAAAAAATACAATTCATGAAACAGTATATGAAATATGTATAAACCACCAACAATGGCATTATAAGAGCTTGTAGAGGAATTTAAGTAAATAAAACAATGACTTTTCTATATAGGTCACAATGAATTTAATAAAAAATATAATAAGATAAACATTAAACAAACAAAAGAAATCTAGATTAAGTAGAAATTATATAGTTATTAAAAAAATTAATATGTATAATAAACTACTCTATCATTAAACCTTATATATAACAATCATTAATAAGTAACTAAATTACAAAATCTATTTATAAAGGATAAAAAATTACTTCTTACTATAAAAACTTGTATATAAACCATAAGTAAAGTATATAAATTCAATAACATCTTGTAATATAAATAACCCATAATAAAGTAGACCATTTATAATAATTTTACTTATAACTATCCTTATTATATAAACAATGACTTCTCCATATAGGTTTCAATGATTTAATCTGTTATAAAGTAGTTATTAAAGCAACCTTGAAATCTTATCTCTTTATCCTTATCATTCAATGACTTTCCTATATAGGTCACAATGATTTTTATTTTCCACTTTATTACTCATAATTTTCTTGTAAGTAGTTGAACTTGTAAGCCGTTACAGAAGAACTTCTTTTAAAAACCTTTTTGATTGATCTATCCATTCCACTCCATTTCTGTTTTAAAGTGGTTTAATTTAATAATTATTGTGGTTCAATGACTTTCCTGTATAGGTCATCATGATTTTTTATTTTCCTTTGTTAAGTAGTTTGTCTTCTGATTATCTTGAATGTGTTTTCTGTTGAGTAGTTGATAGTTTTGATTTGTTAGTTGTATAATATGTGTAACCACTTGAACTTGTTAGCCGTTATCCAGTTTTAAGTTTTATTCCATCTATTTTTGTTTTTTGTAAAATATTTGTAAGCCAGTATCTAAGTTTAAATTAAGTAGAGTAGTAAAATAGTGATTGATTTGTGATAAGATAGAATATGAAAGGATCTGGCTTTCTGTAAAATATTTGTAAGTAGTTGTATTTGTAAGCCAGTATCTAAGTTTAGATTTGGATTGGTGATGGGATTTAGATGAGTAGAAATAAGGGTTTTGGAGCAGTTTTAAGTAGATGATAGATTGTGATAAGTAGTCTTTTAACTTACTCTGAGTAGAACAATCTCTCGGACTTCTACTCACAAATATCTACTCATTAGCAATCAAACAGAATCAAAAACGACATAACAACAGATTCATTAACAGATCAGAATCAAAAACAAAAATCTGATTCTCAACAGAAATCAATCAATCTGAAAACTTGATCTTACAAACTGCAAAAAAACCAGGATACAAGAATCAGAAACTACTTATCAAGGATAACAGTATTATATAGCTACTTAGCAGAGTCAAAAACTAACAAACTCAAAAAACAAACAATAATTAAGAAAATAACATAAAAAACAAAGATAGGACTATATAGACAGGAGACAACAAGAAAGATAACCAAGGATAAACAACACTAACAAAACCACATTAAACGACTTAAAAGGGATAAAGGAAGATATACAGGACTTACTTTGAATATAGGATCACTGTTATATATATAAATCTTTGAATATAGGACTTTATTCAACAAACTAATTAAATCAACAGAAAGGAGGGAAACATGATAATATACAAAAAGTACACAATAGGGATAACATTTAGGATAGAAGTAGGATATTACGTACACAACACAACAGAAAGGATACAAAAGGACACATTATATTACATATCAGATATGCATCAACTTTTTATATTTACAAAAGAACCAATAGAAATAGAACTTAAGGATATAATCTTAATAGATTTAGAAAGATATAATAAACGATTAAACAACATAGGCATATATCCAGATCAAATGGAATTAAAAATATTAACAGTATATATAGGGGTAAAAGAAATAACTACCATAGGTACATACAGATTTATAACAACAAACGATCCCAGAATGTTTTTTTCATCTAACTTAGTAGTGGATGAAACTACTATACCAGAGATCAACAAAAGATTTATAAGATTATTATCAACTGAAGGTCTAACAGAATATATAGTAACATGTTGTACATGTAATATAGACATAACAAAAACAACAGCACATTACTTAAAATATCCAGGATACTGTCCAACATGTTTAGGTGACAAAGGATACGAATCATACAAATCTATATTAGACGCACAGATAGCATACAAACTACTAACAACTTAACAAAGAAAGGAATTTAATGAAGATAGAAGAAGCATTATACTTTATAAAGGTAACATTTAAAGATCAAACAACTTTGGATACATTAACAAAATTGGCATTAAAAGAAAAAAGGACTAAACACTTCATAACAATAAAAAACAAATCATCTACACACTACACTAAATCTGAATTAGAATTTTATTATTATCATAGTATATATGAAACATTTCAACCTGAAATAGCATTAACACAATCTAAAAACCCTGCACATTATAGACATTTACATGAAACAATACATACTATCAATTACCTTCAAAACATAATAGAATCTTATTTACCATCAGAAACATACAAAGTAGAAACTGTATATAATTATATAATGACAGGCAAATTACAAATAATATCTAATTATATATTTCACAGTACAGATATTGAATCTTGGAGCATGATTCCATACTCAGCAATAATATTTGAACACCTGCCGCAACTACCATTATACATATGTGACAACTGTCATATTTTAACATGTTATGGAACATCCATAGATTATGATCATCATTTATGTTCAGTATGTAATAACACATCTAACGATCAAAGGATTAAAGACGCACAGATAGCATACAAACTACTAACAACTTAACAAAGAAAGGGATAAGAAGGAATGAAAATAGAACAACTTTACTTTATAAAGGTAACATTTAAAGACGCATTAACATTAGATACATTAATAGAAAAGACAATAATAGAAAAGACAATAAGAAGGAAAAGTAATCAAAATTTTATATCAATAACAAACAAAAAGAACAAAGATTCCACTTGTTCTGAATTAGAATTTTACTATGATCGGAGCCCATCTCTGGCATCTCCATTTGCAATGGCATTAACTCAAACTGAAAAGCCAACACATTATAATTATTTACATGAAACAACAGATACTATCAATTACATCAGTAAAATAATGGAATCTTATTTACCATCAGAAACATATAAAATAGAATCTGTATATAATTATATAATAAAAGGCAAAATCCAAATAATATCTGAATATATGTTTCACAGTAGAGATATAAAATCTTGGATTATGATTCCATATAATGATAACAACACTAAAAGAAATATACATACACCATTATACATATGTGACAACTGTCATATTTTAACATATTATGGATCATCTAAAGGTAATAGTTATAATCAACATATATGCGCAGTATGTGATAACACATCTAACGATCAAAGGATTAAAGACGCACAGTTAGCCTATAAACTATTAACTACTTAAAAGGACAAAGAAAGGGATTTAATGAAGATGTACCCATATTACAATATAAAAGTAACATTTAAGAATAAGGAGACTATAAATGAATTAAATAGATTACTAACATTTTACAAAGACACATTATTTAACAATTCTTCAAATCAACATTACACTAAATCTGAATTAGAATTTTATTTAAGCAAACCCTCATTACCAAGTCGAGAATTGACTCAAACTAATTATCCTACATATTATAGACAATTAAAAGATACAAAAAACGATTACAACTTAATAAGTCACAAATTAGGAACTTATTTGGATTCTAACTCTTACAGAATAGACACTCTATTAAATTACATATTTATAGGTCAAATATACAACATATCTGAATACATGTTTTATTATATGCATATTGATTTATATACTATAATTCCATACAGAGGTGCAAATAGAGACAATTCATATGAATCACTATATGCATGTAATAAATGCAACATATTAACAACGTCTGCTGAATATTATAATAACCACTTACATGAAATTGATGATCACCATTTATGTCATGTATGCAATGGGACCAGCAATGATCAAAAGATTAAAGATGCACAAATAGCATACAAACTACTAACAACTTAACTATTTAAAAACAAGAAAGGAGAGAATAGATGATAATAAACAAAAAATACTGCATAGGAATAATAACAAAAGACATTAACTTCTGGAATCGTAATTGGGTAGACAACGATGGATATATGTTAACTAAGTTAACTAAGAACAAAGAATATATTTATTGGTTAACTAGTAAATATAACACATTCAGATTATCTTTATATGAAACATTTTATGATGATTTACCAACATGTGAATCTATATATAAAGAATTTCATGAATATATAACTACAATGGAATATACAGTGGATATTAATATTTACTCTATTTACATAAAAGTAAAGATACATGATATAGGAACATATAGATTTATAAAATTGAACTCTAATAATGATGGTAGGAATACTACTATATTGGATGATAGAGTAGATTCAAACATGTATATTTATATATGTGATAAATGCGGAATTGATCTTAGTGATATAGATGTACATAAGGATTGTTATAAATCACATTGTCCAGTATGTAAAGAAGACAAAAATCACAAATCTTATCAACAAATAAGAGATGCTCAGATAGCATACAAACTACTAACAACTTAACAAGAAAGAAGATAAATAATGATGATACAAAAGAAATACATAATAGGAATAACAACTCAAGATACAAAGTTCTGGAATTACAAATGGATGGATGAAGATACGTATTTAACAAAAAGCACTAATAAATATATCATTTATTTTTTATATTTTCAAAATGACAATATGAAACTATCTAAAAATCCAACATATTATTACACAAGTATAAACTTATTAAAATCTCGAATTGTAGAATTTAATATGTTTCTATTAATCAACAATTATAAAGCAGATGTTAAAATATATACTATTTATATAAATATACCATCTATTTATAACATAGGAATATATAGATTTTTCACAATTGAATATAATACTAGACATATAATATTAGATAATAAGATAGATTCAACGTATACTCATATTTGTGATAAATGCGGAATTGATCTTAGTGATATAGATGTACAGATGGATTGTGATAAAGCTTGTTGTCCAGCATGTAAAGAAAATAAAAACCACAAATTTTATCAACAAATAAGAGATGCACAATTAGCATTAAAATTAATTAATTCGTAGAAAGGAGAACGTATGAATACAATGCAAATGAATGGTATACATTTAGATATAGGATGTGGATATGGAAAGATTCAAGGATACGTAGGGATGGATAAAAAGATATAAAAGGACATGTTGATATAGTTCATGACATGGAAACATTTCCATATCCACTCAGCTCAGATTCATGTGAAACTATCAGATGCAATCAAGTAGTAGAACATTTAAAACCATGGTTAATAATGGACATATTTGATGAAATGTGGAGAATACTTATAGAAACTGGAAAGATATACATAACAACACCAGTAGCTGGATCTTTTCTATTTGAATTAGATCCAACTCATACAAAAGGATGGACTAAGAACACAATTCAATATTTTGATCCAAGGAGATTCTTATATTCAATATACAGATCAAAACCATGGTTAATAAGATCTATAGAAGAAAAAATGACATATTAACATTTATAATAGAAAAGATATCAGAAACAGAAGGTGACAGACTATACAAAGAATCTCAAATAAAAGGATTTGATAAAGAAATAAAATTGATACTATAGAAAGGAGATAAATGATAATTAGTCATGGAATGAATTTTTTAAAAGTAAAATTTCACAATTTAAATCTTTTAAAATGGTTAATTAATTCAGATATAATAAAAATAGAAACTAGCAATGGGGAAGGATATATTAATGAGTTACAAATAGATCCAATATCAATAAGAAGAAAAATTGAATATACCAATAATTATTATATATCAACTTCACCTCTTAATTTTTCTCATGTTATTGCATTATTGACTTATTATTGCAAAAAGGAAGATTTGGATATAAACGTAGGATTTTTATTTCATTCTTATTATTATACATTAGTAACTGTTGGAAATTATGAATTTATTATAGAATCTGAAGTACCTAATCATTTTGAATCCTATCAAACTACTAAAAATGAAATAACCATATGTACACAATGCAATATTAATGCTAGTAATATAACTTACGATACTCAAGATTTTGATTGTATATGTGATGTATGTAGAAATAAAAAAGTAAAGGATAAGGAGAAAATAAAAGCTGCACAAATAGCATATAAACTGATATATCAATAGAAAGGAGAATATGAAAATATCTAATAAAGCTATAATAGAATGTATTTTTGAATATAATAATTTAAAAAGATACATAGACAATTCTGATATTGAATTAAGTGATGGAGTCATATTACCTGATAAAAAATATATAAAATTATACTATCATTACATAAATTCTACCTCATACGCATTTAGAATCGATGCTCGATGCTGTACAATGTCTAATAAATCTGATTGTGAAATTATTAAAAAAAGCATTACAGAACAATTCATATCAAAGAATATTAAAGCTAACATTAAAATTTCATCAATAGTCTGTTTACCAGGGAAATTATACACAATAAATAATTATAGATTTTGTAATATATATGAATCTTTAAATGGAGATATGATAAAAACAAAATATCATATTTTAATATGTGATAAATGCGGATTGATAGATTATCATATGAAAAATAGAAGATATCAAAATATATGCGAATCATGTATTGGACAATCTAAAAATCAAAAATTGAAAGATGCTCAACTTATATTTGAATTGATGCGTCAATAAAAGGACATTAATATGTTAGAAAATAAAACACAAGATGAAATTTGGGAAATGAGAACTGATGAAAATTGGGAAGTGAGAGGAGAAGTTGTAAACAAACTAGAAGGAGATTACAAATTAGCACATCTTTTATTAGAACAATAAAATTAAGAGGAATATAAAAAATGCAACGAATAACTACGATATTATTATGCATGATAATTCATACACTTTCTGCTAATAATTTTTATATTGATATGACTCAAGAATATGCAAAAAGAACATTGATTAATAAAAACATACAATATGAACATTTAAAATACAACAAACTTAATTCTGATATTGAATTTTTTTATTACAATAAAGGATATTTCATTAAACAAAGATTATCTTTTATGAATGGGGCATGTGTGGATATAATAGACATGTTAAAAATTGGCAAAGGAAATTTAAGTAATAAACTTAAAAACTTTAAAATTATTAAAAAAAAGAAAGGGGAATGGATAATTGAGGTAAATTATGAAACTTATAAAATATTTATTTCAGAATCAACAAAAAAAATAATAAAAATAGAACCAGTAATAAAAACTACTTAGAAAAAAACAGGAGACAACTATGACAACTAAACAAATCATTCAATATTTAACATCAGAAATACCAGAAGAAGGGGTATTTAACAAAAATCTTTTACTAAAATGGTACAAAGAATGCAACATAGAATTAGTATACAAATACATTATTTTTAAAAAGAATTTATGCAGAGTATTAAACAAAGAAATTAAATTATGGAAACGTATAAAAATTGACAATAAATATAATATTTATAAAAAACTAATATAAAAAGAAAGGAAAAACATGAACTGGATTATAGTAATAACTAAAAACGACAGAAAACCTATGCAAAAATTTTTAACTATACAAAAAAATAATGATATAAAAAAGATATGTGAAAACACATCTATACAATATCGAGATCATGATATTATATTAGTACTTGAACATTATAGCAAACTAAATACATTTTCTAGATTTAGAATGATATGGAAGAATGGAGAATTACAGAAAGAATTTAATTTTCCAGAAGATCTTTACATTATTAATACTGAGCAGAACAAAGTTGCTTGGAAAGAATTATTAATGAATTTTGAGTTAAAAAATAAAAATTAAAAGAGACTAAAGAAAGGAATTTACCATGCTAGAAGAAATTAATGATTATTTTAAATTCAGAGAACAACAAATTATTGGTTCTAATCCTATAATTAGAAACAAGATAACGCAAACAGATTTAAAAAGAGTTGATAAAATAAGTTTATTAGAAAAAGTAATTTTATTTGATTCATACGAATATACAGAAGAAATCGATATTATATTAAACAGAAAGGTAAAAGAATATGAATATCACGGAAGAAATTAATTATTACATTGATATATTTCTTGATAATTTTCAAATGATGTGTTCAAAAGAACATGCAGATGAACTTATAACTGCCCACATTGAAAATCTATTAACAGAAAATTATGAAAAGAAGATATCAAAAAAAGAAACATATGCAGAATTAAGAAAAAGTATTTTGGTTATAAAAGTGATAAACAAAATCACAACTTATTTAATAATAAGATTCAATCGTAACAAAGACAAACAACTTCTTAATTTTGAATATCTAAGAATCTTTTTTATATCTGATAAAGATGGAGAAGGTAATACAACTAACAAAGGCACCTTCTTTGTCAAATTTCCAGACTTATTTACTACTAAAGTATTTATAATATTATCTCATGTATTGGATCGTATAAATTTAAGATTAGACGAAAAGAAAACAAAAACGATAAGATACGCTGGAGAAAAATTCCCAGACAGAATAGATGCTTTAGCAGAATTATTAGAGTCATGTAATTTTTTAATAGATGTATATCATTCTACGGAACAAAATGATAGTATATCTTCAATAGAGTATGGATCATTCCTTGGACACATAACAACAACATTTATTAAAAAATACAATCGTCCATTCATATTTGTGTTTTGGAAAACATTTATTGATAATAAATTACTAAGAGATGATCAATTGGAAAGAATTTCAAAATCTCAAAAGTTAGAGGAATTAGAAAGATCATTTCTTAAAGATATAGTATCAATTATTTCTACAGAAGATATAAAAAGTGTTAATAAAGATCAAAATTTAACACAGATTTTTACTAAATCACTAATTAAATCTTCTAAAGCAAAAGTATCTTTCGGAATGAATAATGATGCAAAGATAACAGATTGCATTCAAAAAATGAGAGTATGTTTTATAGAAAAAGAATTCGATTTATTCTATCATGGAAAGAAATACTATCTCATGTTAATATATTCATTTCTTATAAACAATGGAAAAATAGAAAAGAATGAACATCAATGTATAGAAAGTATAAGAAAAATCGAACCGCCTTGGCCAAAAGGGACTCCATATTGGTTAGGTATTTTTCCAGAATTAGATTCTGAAAATACTGAATTTAGAAAAGCATTTAATGATGCTTGCAACGAATGTAAAAAAATATTAAATGAGGAAGGAATTTATGAATGAGAAAAATAAATAGAGTTCATTTTACGATTACAGGTGAATGGCTAACTTGGATGCTCAGACATTTATGGGTAGAAGGCAGTGAAGTAAAAGCTGTCAATGTATGGTGTGGAGCATTTCCCAAATTATCTAGTGAAAAAATAATCAAAACACATTTTCTTAATGTCGTGTCAGGCAGAAAGAAACTTGTTGGTAATAATGAATATGACCTTGTGGATGATGATAAAAAATATTGGAGTACATATCAAGATGGGGAAGAAAATACTGATTTTCCTCTACTTCAAAGTTGGGAAGATGTAATTCTCCTAAAAAAAGTAAAATTGTATTTTTCCGAGATGGATCTTCGAGCAGTCAGATTGAACAGAAGATTTGCCACTACTCAAAAAGGCAATGGAAATAATTCTATGAGATGGGAACAAGCGGTAGAAGAAAATAAGGTAGAAAATGTTTATCGCAAACACGTAAGTGATAATTGGTCAGAAATCAGGAATTTAACAATGCGTTTGAAAATGGATCTGGATTTACAAATACTTACAGCACCTGATGCTCCACTTCCTGTTACTCTTACATTCAATACCAAAAAAGCATATTTTTCTAAATCTCAAAAAATTAATGGAAACATCGATCAATGTTTTAATTTACAAGATGAGATTGAAGCGATTCTTACACCGATAAGAATTTATTTTGAAACAAAATATGAAGGTCATATTCATATTAATGACACAATGAATTACAGTGGATTATCTCAGTTCAATAAATGGGATGTTGCCGCAGAAGAAAAACGAAGAGGAAAAGAATCAAATATTAGCAAATTAGCTCTTGAAGAACGAGATCAAGAGAATAAATCAGAATCTTTGATTGAAAAAGTTGAAAAGGGTAAATCTTTAGATGTTATGGCTTATGTCCATAATCTTCTTGAAGATAGCAAACGTGAAGATCGCTTTAAACCAGATCATCCAGAAAATACTAAATGGACTTCAGGGTATATTGATAGAGAAGGAAGACTTTATGCATGTGCTGATTTACAGCATATTAATTTTGCTGATGAATTGTGTATACATTTCGGATTGAAACAAAAAGAATCGGATGAAGATGGACAAATTATATTAGATAATGTAGGATGGATAAAAATATCATTATTAAGATTTTTTTGGGAAGAGACTAAAAAAATTACAGATTCTCAAAAAGAAACAATTTTAAAATATATGATAGCAAAAAAAATAAAAAAGACTCTTTTTAATTCTATATCATCATATAATTTAAAAACATTTGATGAACAATTTAATTCAGAATAAGTATATTTATTGTATTTTATAATAAGAAAAAGAAAGAATATAAATTTTCTAATGTTGAAGAATTGAGTCGGATAGATTTTAAATTAAAATATTTAGAAAAGATTTTTTTAAAAAATATAAATAAGGAATCTACTTATGAGTGAACTGTATTCTGAATTAGAAAAATTAGTTAATGAAAAAAAAGAAATACAAAAAATGTTAATTCAAAGTGACAACGCAATAAAGAACATAGAGAGATTGGTTATAGATACTAAATTGAAACTAACCAATTTGGGTCATTTTGATTCTAAAAATATAATTACTAAAAACAAAGGAGTTTAATAGAAGACACTTTATGGAGAAATGAATTTAAAAATATATTTAATTAAGATAAAAAGGAGGTACAGATATTATGCAGAAAAGTAATAAATGGTATAATGAAAAATTTCAGATATATTCTCATATCATTTCATATGGAGCAGTCTTAATGTGGATTGTATTAATGGTTGTAACTATAAGAAATTAAAATAAAAAGCCAGGATAATTCCTGGCTTTTTTTATAATTTTTTTAAAAACCTTCTACTTTGAATAACTTTAATTCACTACATATATTTATTTATGGAACAGAAGAAGATTTGGGTGTGATAGGACGCATTATTTTATATGGGCTGGGGTCAAGTCCCAGAAATCTATTCTTTTTTTGTACAACTTTTTGATCTTCTTAAAAATTCTCAAGAATAAATTAAAAATAATTATTGACTGAACATCAAGGTCAATGTGGAAAAGTGTAAAACGAAAATATAGTAAACAATGCATATAAAGGAGATTTATTTATGCAAACAGACATTGAAAAAATAGATAGTCTAAAAGATAAAATCAAAAGATGTGCTAAAGTTATTAAACAAAGTTTAATAAATACCACTGTTGGTATACCACAAGATATCTTAGTAGAAAATTTTATAATAAACAAATTAAAAGCATTAGGTATTTATTCAGATTCAGAAAGTTACGATCTTTTATTATCAGAAGATTGTAAAGAAGGAGATTTTAGAAAGATTTTTTGCGAAGGAACTGATCCAATTCCTCTACCAAGATTTAGAAAGATTTGGAGCATACTAAGAGAAGGTTCAACTTCTACTACCCAGAAACAACAATTAATTAATTCAGATCCATCAACATATGCTTTAAACATATTAAAACCAATAGGTCAATATTCAGATGAGGAATTATTAAAAAAATATGTTTCTAATAACGAAGATTCAGAATCAGAAAAAGAATTAAGAGAACGAAGTAAAGATAGGAATTTTATAATTTTTAAAAACAATAAAGAAATAGATATTGAGCTTTCTTTAAAAATGTTAAGAGAAGCAAGAAGAAGAGTAACAACATCTGTTTGGAATGATGGAACTATGACTTATATTGTTTATAAAATTGGAGAATTTCCAAATGAAATTTATGATATCTGTCCAGTTACAGGGGAAACTTTGCTTGATAATTATTCAGAAAAATTGGGAATCAATTGGGGAAAATTAAACTTAGATGCTAGACAGTTTATATGGATAATGCATGATCAAGGTATTGAAATTAATCCTTTGATAGTTAGAACTTTAACTGAAGTATATGAAAAAGATGGAGTAGAAGGATTAAAAGATCTCTATTCTAAAATTGGGTTAATATATGAAGATTTGAAACTTCAAGGTAATTTACCGTCTTTAAAATCTAAAAATAAAATTTCTAAAAAAGATCCTTTCGGAAAAAGATTTTAATCAGAAAGGATTTCTATTATGATATCATTAAATGATGTTTCTTTATATCAGATGAACCACATTGGATATTCTGCTAAAATAATGAAATCTAAAAGATTAAAAGGAGAAGAAGTATTTGGATTACCTAGTGGAGAATCCATGAAAGTAATCCCTTTAGATTGTCTACCAGGATGTCCAGATGAGTGGATTAAAGATGCTGGAAGTTATATTGTTCCAGTAGAATCTGAATGTGGAATTTGGTTCGATTGGACAACTAATAAAAATGATACAGCTATTATTGCTAGTATTAAAGGTATAAATCCTATTACTGGAATAAAGATAGACCAATTAGAATTAGAACAGTATAGAGAAAAATGTCCAATTCATAAAAAACCATTTTCTCATAATTTGTTTTGTGGGTCGTGTGGTTATGAGTGGCCTGGGCAGAATTTTATAAGCTGGCCTAATGCTCTGTGGTGGGATGGATTTAGACAGCCAGATGGAACGGTTAGACAATTCTTTTTTACATCAGATGAAATAAGAGATGTAGCTAGTGCATTAATAGGTAAAGAAAATACAGTTCCAGCATTTGGATTTGCTTTTTTTAGAAGCAAAAATGAACGACTAACAAATAAATCATCTCGACCACTTTCAACTGATTACTTTGGTTCTGGAATATGGGATATAATTAATAATCCATTTAAACCAACTTATAAAGATTATTTTTATCCTGATCATAATTCAAATCCAGTATGGATATGTGATAACAATAATGGTGATCACATGATATCAAATACAAATTCAGATTATAGATTAATGAAAGCTGATACTTGTTGCAGTGTATCATCTAATCAATTAAATTATATTAATGATGTTTCTATTGGAGCTGGAGCTAAAATAGATCAAAAAATAGAAATAGATACATTACCATTATCAGAATGGTTTTCAGAACCTCAAGCTTTGATAAGATTATATTTTGTATTTAAAGATGATCTGGATACAATAATTAGAAAAGGTGGAATAAAAAAATTAGAAAGTATTAAAAATGGATACTTATCTGATAAGGTATTAGTTGGATAATTTGAGATCGTTCAAATGATTAAGTAGTTTAATTTCCTTGATAGTTAATACATCGCAATTTTTACATAATGTTCGTTGCTTACGAAAAATAGAACCAAGTATATATTTTTTGCAATGAGAACAAGTAAAAAAATGTGCCATATATTTTCATCCTCTATATTTGTTCATTATAAGTTGTATTAGCCAAAGTTTAAACGGTATAAAGCATGTTCTTATAATTAGGTTAATAGGTTATGGATAGTAGATGAAAATCGTTTAAATAACTGCTTTGATAGTTAACATAAATATGGAGAACAAATTTTAGAAATGAGAATAAGTATACTACTTTCTTATTATCATGTACCTTCTTATTAGAAGGGAATCCATACAGGATCGAGCTGGATATTTAAAATTTAAAGTGGGTTATTTTTTAACTCACTTCAAATTTCACCACTCAAAAAGTTGTACAAAAAAAGCCAGGAATTGCCCTGGCTTTAAATGAAATTATTTTTGAGTCAATATTGTATTAGGAATTTTGTGATTATTTTTTTGTGGGAAATAAAACTTCCAAACATCTGTAAGATATTGCTCTGATGTATTTTTTAAATTATACATATAAGTAGATATCTTTTGACTCTGAATAACTTTAAATTTTTCTTCATTTATTATTCTTTCTATTTTTATTTGATTCTGTAATGTTTTTAATTCATTATTCGTTAATTCAATTTGATTAACTAATAAATCAATAGTACTCTTTTGATTATCCAGAATAGTAAATAAATGATCTACATTTCTGCGATTATTGTTTATTATATGTTCCTGTGGTTCAGTTACAAAATTACAAATTACAGATCTTACTCCCCAGATTCCTTCTCTAATAAGATTTCTGAAACTTGTTAAATCGGAATTAATTTTGGGAAATGGTAAAAGTCCTATTAACAGAACAATTACTAATAAATACACATAAATAATAATTCCTTTTTTTATTGATGATAATAATGTTTTCATTTTGATTTCCTTTCTATTTATTTTTTTAGTTATTTCTTTGTTTCGTTATTATTTTTCCAATTAATGATATACCAAAAATTAAAACTCCAATTCCAATTTGAGAAGTAAATTTGAAACTAGATATTGTAGACAATATACTAATCAATATTAATATTTGTAAAATATTGATTTCTTTTAATGGATTATTTATTTCTACAGATTCGAATAGAATATTCATAATATATAATCCTATCATAATCCCCACAATCAAGTTAACAGAAAATCCATTACAACTCATACAGTATGCAAGGATGACAATTCCTTGAATTTTTAAATACATATTTCCCAATTCTTTTAAATACTTCATCAATTATTCCTTTCTTATTTTCTTTTAAACACAAACAATTCATCATATATTCCAATAAATTGTGGAATAATTACGGTTTCAACTTCCACAAATTCAGAATCAAGAATATTGAAAAATTCATCATTTACACAACATCCAGTTTTAGATTCTCCGATATTAATAAAATACTGATTATTTATAATTCGAAGAATGGATTCGGCCCAAGATTTATTATAATATGGCCAACTCATTAATACATTTCTATACGGATATTTTAAAAGAGCATGTTTAGCATCTAATTGTTCCACATTAAATTTGGAACTATGATTGAACCCGTACAGATTATATCAATCCCGGCATCAGAAGCCATTTTGCTAATATAACCTGAACCACCTCCAATTTCTAATATTGGATTATATTTTGACAATGTATTTATTACTTCTTTGGTTATTATAGAGAACCCAAATTCTGAAACATAAGCTTGTTTTAATTCAAAAATCTTAAGTATTCCTCTAAATTTGTTTTGGCACCTTACTACCTCATCATAATCGGGCAATATTTTTTGTCTGAACATATTTAGAAAATTAACAATCTGATCATTTTTATTATAGACGATGTCATTATATATATCCTCCACTTATTCTACCAGTATAAATATATTTTTTGTCTGAGTAGTTAATTGTTTCAGTTCCAGAAAAACTAAGAACAGAACTGTCAGAAGTCAAATGTAAATTATAACAAAAAGAATCTACATGAAAATTTTTATGAGACAATGGGCCTCTTATAGGAATATGATATTCTGGATTAAGATTTAGAACAATATCTTCTAATATATTTTTTATTTCAGGATATGATAACATTCCATGAACAAAGCATAACCATATTAATTTATTTTTATAATATACTTCCTCTCTTTGCACTAATACATGTCCATCATCAAAATATTTTGATATTAATTGATTCTTCCAATTATTAGAATAGAATTTTGTTGTTCTTCTATGTCTTAAAAAATGTTCCAATTCTCCATATATTGAAATCATTAGATAAATTCCTTTCTTTTAATTTTCTATATCAACGTCTAATAAGTTTGACAGTTTTTGGCACTACATGTCAAAATTAAATATTTTCTAAAAATAAAAACTCCATGATTTGTTCCAGATACAGTAATAAAAAATTTATTAATGGATAATGGAACTTTAATATGTATAACTTTATAATTCATAAACTCCTTTTTAATCATCATTATTTTCTTCTTCAAATTCTATTTCATTTTCTTCTTTATCATCTTCTGTTGATTCTAATAATTGTGCTAATTGTTTTTTAATTTTTTCAGGATCATTTTTTATTTCGTCCATGAGTTCCTTTTTATATTTATGGGTTGAATAATAATATTCCATTTGATCTATACAGATATCTACAATCTATATGAACCCAATTAGTATTTTTTTCTATAGCAGTAACAAATGGAAATAATTCTTGTTTAGATATAATAATTTTTCTTATTTCCTCTGATGAATAACTATTTACATCAAAATCTATTGCTCTTCCAAATCTATGTTGTGAATATTTTGATCCAATAGATAGATCTCTATATCCTCTTTGAGAAAATGTTCCTCCCCATTTCCAATTATTAATAGTAATTTTTTTTCCAATATATAATCTTAATTCATCAACGGTAATTAATATTCTTTCATCTAGTAATTTCCAAGAATCATTTTTTAATTCATTATATATTTTAGATGATACAAATTCTTCGATTATAAAATTTTTACATATATACATATTATGATTCGTTAACTTTAATAAGATCCATGATATATTTTTTCATAATTTTATGATCATTCACACTTCTAGCAGTGGATTCTATTTTTTTAGATTCTTGTTCAGCGACTTCGAATTTAATTTTTTTAGTTTTCATTAAAGCTCGTTCATATAATTCATGAATGACTATAAAAAGAATTTCAGAATCTTGAACTTTGTTACTAATCCATACTTCATTTAAAGGAATAAAATCATATTTGAAATGATGACCACCTTTTAAAATGGAAGTATCATTAACTACGAAAATTCCTAATTTATCACCTTTGTAAATAGTATTATTATTGGTTTGAGAATGCTCTGTCATTTCAACCTCATTTCTCTTTAAAATTCATTTCTATTTTCTATATATAATTTATTTTCTGCCCATATACAATCAAAAGAACCAAACGGCAATCTTTTTACATCCATTCCTTTTAATACACTCATCATGTTAGAAACTCCAACAGGATTCAAACTGTGAATTATAATTTCAGAATTATCATTGATAGATTTAGGGATATTTTTAGATACTTGATATCCAGTATTATTTTCATCTGATTGAACATATACTAATCCACCCAAATCATGATCTAAAAATATAAGATCGAACTTCTCAGTTAAAATTTTATCTATTCCTGATTTAGCATCTTCACAAACTGTTAATTCACAGAATGCTTGTAGTTTAAGTTCAAACCATTTTATCCTAATATAATTATCTTCAACGATTAAAATTTTCAATTTTGTATCTCCTTTTTTTTGTTTAATAATCTCTTACTGTTCAAATATAAATATATATAGTGCTTTGATTCTATACCAACTTTCTAAGAGGCTTCTCAACTACATCGCAAATGTAGAAATTCTTCGTTAAAGAGTATCTAGATATATGTATACCATTTTCTTTCATTGAACTTAAATCTAAATTTATCATTCCAGATCGTTTATTTCTACCTGGTTTATCGACAGTTATTTTATCAGATTCTAATGATATTAAAGTAGTTTTTATAAGTTGTTTTAATTCATTAACATTATACTTCTTATCTAGATATATATTCATATGTATACCATTAGCACTACTATTAAGAGATTCTATATTATGAGATAATTTGTCATTTATTAGTTTTTTACATAGGTTCATAGTTAATATAGTATCTTTACGAGATGTATTAGGAGATGGATCTATATCTATAATAGCATAGTTTGTTTCAGTTGGGATAGTTACATATACAGCATTTAATCTGCCATTAATTATATCTATATAATTGTCATTGGATAACTTAATAAATTTATCTTTGATTTTTCTTTTAAATATTAATTGATCATCAATTCTTAATAACAAAGTTATGTATCTATTATCTATCCATTTAAGTAGTAGTTGTTCAACAGATGCCCAGTAATTCCATATTTCAAATTCCGTAATGTTTTGATAAACTTTAGTAGTTGGATGATCAGGATATTTTTCAGTCAGGAATGTAGTTATCACTTTCATATTTTTCCTTATTATTAGTATTAATTTCCCAAGTAGTTTTATCTAATCCACTTTGTTCAATATAAGATTTCATGAGTGGATCTTTTAATGCTATAATAAATGCATCTATCCAATTTCCATTAAAGTTAGGAAATATTTTATTTTTATTGTTTTGAAAATTTTGATAATTTTTTATATGTTATGATCTTATTTTATTTGCTAATTTTATCCATAATTGTAATTCTTGTTCTCCATATTCTTTCATAGCTTTTAATTCATTATAAGATGGTCTATTTTTATTCATAAATTCAAAATGAGTAGAATACTAAATTCTAGTTAATTCTCCAGATTTGCTATGTTCTAATCTACCAATTACAGCATTATATTTGAATTCGGGTTCTCAATCATTTGATCCACTAAAATTATATATTTATATTTATCATCTTTAGTTTGAGTTTTACCACTTTCCGGACCTGTTTTGTAAACTTTCCAATTTTCAGGGATACTTAAAGAAGTTTTAGAATTTAAAAAATAATCAACAGCTTTCATAGTTTTCCTTTTTGATTATATGCAATTTTATTATGATTATAAGAACAAGAAATAAATTCTTTATTAGATAGATTCAAAGCTTGTTTAATACATTTCATTTTGTAGTAGTTTAATTTTTTATCATAATTTATCTTTAAAAAGTTTTTTGATTTGTTTAATTGTATTTTCAAAAGATGTATGAAATATTGGAATACCACCATGTTCTTTCCAAGGAACAAGTTTGCTCAATGAATCATCAATTAATATAGAATTTGGAGTAGCATATTTAAATTTATCTTTATCTAATATATATTTGATATTTGAACCTAATTCTCTTTTGATCCATTTTATTTTTCCACTTTTACTATCTGGATCTGTTGTAGGAGCAGATAGTATAGTAGGATTAAATTGTTTAAGAAAATCCCAAAGAATTTTCCCATCCGACATCCAGTTCATTTCCGACCATAATGATTCTCCTGCTTTAGCTAAAATTTTAAAAAATTCTGATTGTTTATTAATATAATCTTCGTTTTTTCCGTAACCGAGTTTTTCAAATGCTTCATTAAAATTTGTGAGCACACCATCCAAATCAATATAAATTATATACTTATTAGTATTATTTTCTTGTAAATAATTATTCACAATCTTCATTTTTGTTCCTCTAATAATTTTAAAATAGATTCTTCTATTTGAGTAGAAGATGGTTGTATAAGATCTATCATATTTTTTCTGAATCTACTAAATTGAAATAATCTTCTACTGAATCCACATACAATTGCAGGTTTATTTAAATAAAAGTTAAGGCATGTAAGGGATGAGTGTATACCCACATATAATTTACTTTCAAGTATTAATTTAGCAACTTCTTCTAAACTTTTACCTCTACAATCTTCACTTCCTGGAATGATTTCTTCTCCGGGCAATCCTAATGATTTTATAGGTAAAGGATAATTAACTTCTTTTAATGCTGGTATTTTTTTCCATTCATGAACACTAGAATATTGTACACATATATAATCTTTATTTTTTCGTTCTATTCCCCACTCAAAATCTAGATTGTATTTATCCATGTCCGGTTTGATTTCATGTTGCCATTCAAAAGTAGCATATGGATCTAATATTTCTTTATCAAATGATTCAAGTTGAAGATTATTTTTATGTTTATTAAAAGTCTCTATAAACTTTTCTCTATCTCTAATTCCTTTTGGAAAACCATCTTCTAAATGTATTAATTTAATTATTCCTGAATTTGGTCTAGAAGCAATAAAAGAACTTCCAACTTTTGAATAAGTACCGGTTACCCAAGTTATATCATTATATCCTTCTTCTTTATACTTATTAATATATGGGAGTAAGTGAAAATTATCTCCCAGTAATAAACCTCCGCATACAAGTAATAATTTCATTTTACTTTCCTTATTATAATTTATAAATCCAAAATGATTATCTTGGAACATATTCATATCATGAAAATCTCCAAATACATTAGCTGTAGTTAATGAGTCATGCATAATTTTAGCTTTGTCAAATCTAACATAATCAAAATCAAATATCATACAATGCCCGCAACCTATATCTATTACAGGCATTGGTTGATTATATTTTTTCCAAACACTTCTTATTAATGTTATTCTATTCATATAGATTTTTTCTTAAATATAATCCAGAAATTTCTTTTACCACTATCACCTTTCCAACCACTAGAATCAATAATTTCAACTATATCTGATTTAGTTAAATATGATTGAAAATTTGTTGAACTTAAACCTACACCATAACCACAAGTAACTTCTCTATTACTTTTCCACTCTTCATGCTGCAACATCAATTTAGCTATTCCATTAGGTTTTAAGATTCTTTCTATTTCAGAAATATATTTTAATTGGATATCTTTATAAGGCATATGTTGAAAACAAATAATAGATATAACAAACGAGATAGTATTATCTGGAATATCTATAGTTCCTAATCCATCACTAACTATAAATTTATTTCTTTCAGAATTATATGGAGGAAGTTGTTTAGCAAATTTTATCATTCCCTCATCTATATCTACACCGTATGTATTTTTAAATCTATCTTTAGTAGCATATAACATTCTACCCATTCCACATCCAATTTCCAAAATAACATCCTTATCCGGAATAATAGAATTTTCTTCTTTAAGAAAAAATTGATTATAATCTTCAGTACCACTTTTCAAGAAATCATCTAATTTCCAATTTTTGTTGTCGGACCTAATAATATACATTGCTTTAGTCATATCTTTAGTAAATCCAGCCCAATAGTTTTTCATATAAATATTATCTGTCATTGTTAATTTCCTTTAATCTAATGTTACATGTTTCCATTTATTATATACAGCTTTTAAACTATCATCATGCATTTTCCAATCCATCTTTTTTTAATACTCTAATTATTTCTTCCATCGTTTTAATTGCACATTCATTACTCATATGATCTAAACAATTTAAAGCTAAAATATTATCAAAATAATTATTTTGATATAATAATTCTTCTGAACTTTTATTTGATCTGTGTTGAGCTTTATATACAGTTTGATAAGAATTGGGTTCTAATTTTAAATATTCATCCATAAGAGGATCTATTAAAAAAATTTTACTATTTTGATCAGCTGCAAATAAAGATACAGGAACAGCTCCGCATCCAATATCAAGTATGTTTCCTTGTAATGAAGTTTCTTTATTATTCCATATATTATAAAAATCAAAATATTTTTTAGTATATAATTGTTCAAATGGCCATTTTCTACCAGCCCAAAATTTAAGTTCTGATTGTTCTCTTGTATTCATAAGTTCTCTCGGATGGAAAATATGGAGCTTATCTCCATGGACAGAATCCGACCTTTCATGTTTTATAATTTGTTCTGAACCATGATAAAACATATGAAATCATTTAATTTCAAATATTTTAACTCACTTTTAAAACCGATGTTTTTAAAGTATCAATTGAAACTAATTAATTAAATCTAGTTAGATACAAGCTATGGAGATCGTCCCCATAGTTATTGACTTAAAATTCTATCCTTATATGAACAGTGTTAGCTTGTTCTGGAGTTGCAACTTTATAAATTGTTTGTTTAAGAAAATTAAATAGAGAATATTCTACCATTATATTTTGTATTTTGTGCACTTTGTTAATTGGATTTAATATTCTTTCACTTAACTGTTCAAAAGAATATTTTCTAAGATCCCCATCACTTCTACCAATATCAAGTTTTTCTTTATCATAATTAAATTCGTTTGTTATAAATAAAAATCTATTACATATTTCGGCAGCTTTTTGATAACATTCTATATCTTTATTAATATTATGTTGTAGTGCGTAAATTGATGTTACTATATCATATTTAGTAAAATCTAAATCTAATAAATCGTTTATATATAAATTATAATTTGTTTTAAATTCATTTTTATATTTATTTTGTAATTTTATAATTGAACCATCTCGTTCTACACAATCAACTATGTAACCTAAAGATGCCATATAAGCAGGAAATTTGCTTTCTCTACAACCTATATCAAGTAATTTTTTAGAATGAGGAATTTTTTCTAAATAATTCATTATTAAATTGTAAGAATACATTCGTATCGGATCTGAAAGTTTTTCTTTTATCATTTTTTTAATCCTTTTAAAAATAACATTTCCATAAAGCTCGTCTTTTATTATCTGTAAATCCGAGAAATTCATAATTGATTTTTAAAACGTTATTTAATATATGATTCCATGATTTGTAAGTTCTACCTTTTTCAATAATATCATTTTCTATTCTGACTTCTCCATCTGCATGAGATTCAATAAAAATAAATCCAGATGATATATTTTTTAATAAATATTTAATTTGCCCAGGATTTTGAAAATAATCCCATACAGCAAGTAAAAAAATATTATCATATTTTTTATTAAATATTTTATGATTTAATTCATTATTTAAATCTATACAGAAATATTTACCCTCTGGATTTATTTTTTTTGCCCATTTTATAAATTGTGGATTTATATCTATTCCAATAGTTTCATTTCCTAATAATGTATAATATCTAGAAATTGATCCTATATTACATCCAATATCTAATATAGATCCATTTAATTTATGTCCTATTAAATTAATTCTATCAATACTTGATCTAATTCCTTTTACTATTGTATTTTTATTTTGATCAATAATATCTTGATATATTCCGTGGGTTCCTCCCCCGGAAGTTTGTGGTTTTAAATCTTTTATCATTTCATCTATTAATTTTTTTTCCATATTTCCTCTTTTAAATCTTGATAACTTTTTGCTCTGCATGTTCCGCAGCAATTAGGAATCATAAGATTTTTTTGTTGACACATATCAGTGCATAATTCAAAAATTGAATTTTGGACTGTTCTTTTTGCTATTTGAAAATCTATAAGAACTGGATAAATATTATTTTTTAAAAGAATATTTTTAGTAGTTAAATCATAATGTGAAATTTGATTTTTCCACAAATAAAAAATAATATTTCTTGCATCAGACAATATTCTATTTTTTTCTTGGTGATCCAGTTTATGCAAAACATTTTTCAAAGTTGTTGGGATATAATCATATACACAGAATGTAACATTATCATTTGAATAAAATCCATGATTCTTTATTATACCATCATATTTTAAATCTTTAGTCATATAATATCCATTTTCTATAGTTTTGCAATGAATTAAATTTTGATCTAATTTTGTATGAGCACATTTGATAGCATATTGATTTTTGTATTTATAAATTCTCAAACAATTATTTATATGCCCTTTTTCGTTATTCCATGGATCAATAATTTCTAAATTATTATATCTAATTTCATTAGATATCTCAATAAGTTCATCTTTAGTTAGCATTTTATCTCCGTTAAGTGATAGCACATCAAGTAATTTTCTGGCATTGTATTTATTCTATGAATAGTATCTTTAATTGATTCGTGGAAAGAATAGTATATGCCTTCTGAATGATATTTTTTTAAAGTATGATAATTCAAATTGGTATGATAAGTGAATGTTTTTGTTTCTGGGCCTGTGCATACAAAAGAGAAATTAAATTCATCTAAAATATCCAAAATACATTGATTAAAAGAATTAAATGGGAAAATGATACCACCAATATCAAAACAAGAAAATCTATAGCAAAAATCTCTCATTTTGGTTTTAAGATATTCTGGGGTTCTACCGTCAAATTCATTTCTCCACCCAATAGTTTTTTTTGGAAGATCCCATCTATCTACGTTATGTGTAAACCCATGAAGCAGAGGTACAGCATTTGGTAATTTGTTTATAATAAAATCTATATCCTCATCAGTAGTATAATCACCAACTACTCCCAAATAATATTCAATATTCCGATCTTCAAAATATGAAAGAATTTTAGTGGTTTGATCATAGGTAACTCTCTCACAATACTTGCCCCAAATAGGAAAATCATCTATTCTTATTTTAACATTAGATTCCATTAATAAATTCTATCCATTCTTTTTTAAATTTGTTAAAATCTGCATACTTTTCTGCCCATTGTCTTGGTTGAATAGGCAGCTTGTTATTTTTAACTAATTCCCATAATTCATGTAATTTATTTATTACTAATTCAATATTTCTTGATTCTTGCCATGGAATAATTAATCCAGGAAATTCATTCTCATCACTTGTTTCAAGTACTCCAGTTTTAGTGGCTAGTACTGGTAATCCAGATGATATTCCCTCACTCAATGCATAACTATTTCCTTCATATTGAGATAATTGCAAAAATAAATCTCCCCTTCTAAACTTCTCGGATTCTTCTCCAACTGCAGCATTTAAATATTCAAATTCAAAATCAGTACATTTCTTTTGTAATTTTTCTATAAATTCTTTACCTTTATTATAATCATTAGCACAATGTATAACTATTGGTTTTTGGTTAGTATTATTTATTTCTTTAGTACAGAATTCATTTAAATCTATTCCATTAAGAATGATTTTATCTGCTTCAACTCCATGATGGTTTTTTAAATAGTAAGCTGATGCTGGTGATACAGCTACCTTGTAATTACATCGGTTAGTCCACATTTCATGTTGCTTATTAATTTCATTTTTAAATCTTGATAGTTTGTCAGTTCTGATTGCAAATTCCTTCCAAGTTCCATGTACTATGCTGATTATTATATTCTCTTTAGGTATAGTATATAATCCATCTGCTCCATCTACTATAAATATAGTAGTTTTATTTAAATACAATGGAATATCTTTTGTTAATATCAATTTGCATCCAATAGTAGTTTCTAAATAACTAGCAAATTTTGGAACACCTCCAGTATGACCTTGACTTCTGAGAGATGAGCTAACATGAATTATTTCTTTATTAATTAATTCATTCATATTAACTTCTCCAATATTTTTCTCATATCAAAATTATTTATATAATCATCATATATTTGTTCACATATTTCTCTTTTTACTTTTTCATTTTTAAAATACTTTTCTATAATGGAATCATATTCATTTAGATTGAAATTAATAATTCCTTTAATAGGACAATATATAGATTCAGTAATAAAAAAACATTTATTAGAAATCATAGGAATAATTCTTTCCCATTCTGTAAATTTATTATTACTGTAACTATGAACATTTAGATTGATAGTTGTATTTTTTAAAATCTCTATTCTTTTATTATAATTCCATTGTCTAATAAATTCAAATTTATTTTGTACTTTTTGTTTGAATTCAATTCTTCTTTTAGTTTCTGCTCCTAATAAACTTATTTCTGGAGTAGATATTTTGGAATAAGATTTAACTTCTAATTTTGGATGATATCCTATTACAAGATAGTTTTCTTTTTTATTATTTATATCAAATCCAAATATTTTGGTTGGATTGAAATCATAAGCTGTTTGTATTTGTATTGGTTTATGGCACAATTGTTCTGTTTGGATTAACCAATATATTTTATGTTTTTCTTTTATTAAGTTCCTTGGGAAGTTTTTAATAGCTATAATTAATTCGCTATTTGATAAAGTTCCCTCTTTATGACCAATATCAATTAATGACCATTTTAAAGATGTAATAATTGAAGTGAAAAATTTTGTATCTGCATCACTAACAATACAAAATATCATATCACACTTCCTTTTTTAATTTGATTTAGTAGCTATCAATTTTTTAATTTTCTCATTTACATATTTTTTAGCTTCTTTTTTTATTTTATCTTTTGTAGTAGTCGATTTCAAAGTAGGTACTTTTTTAGGTAATGATTCATAAGTTCCAGTAGTAGCAATACCCGCAGCAGAAATTGTTTCTTTTAAGTATTTATCAACGCTTTTCATTCTTTTTCCTTTTATGATTATCTAAATATTTTTTACCATCCAAATACTCTAACACAGGAATTGTGCAATTACATCCACAACATATAGTCTAAATTAGCACAACTAGTGAATGATATATTATTAATGTTCTTTTTCATTAATATACAAGATTTATAGTTGGTTTCTTTTCTTTTATTGCTTTTTCCATGTTGATTAAATTAGTATAATAATTATTTTCCATTCCATCTTCTGATAAATGATCTAAAGCAATTCGTTTAGCTATTAGTGGGCAATCAGTATGCTCCATTTCTATTTTAATTCCTAATTCTAATTGTTTAGAATTTATAGTAGATGGTTTCTTTTCATTGTAATTACCATATGATAGAATATCACTTAATACAGAATAAATCTCTTGTTCTAGTAAATGTTTATCCACATTCAATTTATCTGCTAATGCATGTACTTCTTCATCTTTTGGATATTGATGAGTAGTAAAGAAATCCATTACATTTTTTCTTATTTCTGGATTTAATGATTGAGGATTATGTTCAAAAAGAAATTTCATTATAGTTTTCATATTTATTTGTTATCCTTATTTAAATGATTCAAAATTTTATTTTTGTTCAATAGTGAACCAAAAAAGAAACGAATAAATTAAAAAGTAGATAATGAAATATTACAACATAAAAGGTAGATAAAATGAACAAATTAAAAAAAAAATTTTTATGTGAAACTATATTTTGCATGAGTGGATACTCTAATGAGTTAGATGAAAAATTGAAAGATGTAAAAACATTTAAAGATCTGTTAAGAATTGAAAAGAAATTTTCTGAAAAAGTATCATTAGAAAATAGAATAGAATCGATATATAATGATAATGAAATATTAAATATATCAACATTAGAATCAGATCAAAAAAATCAAAATATAAAATATAAAATTTTAGATGAATCATTAGCTGCATTAGATACTATGATTTTATCTGCTTTATTTGGACTTACTAAAGGAATTTCTGCATTAGTTATGGGTACTGGTATATTGACATCAGCAGCTTTAGGATATGGTATTTTTAAATTATGGCAAAGATTTTTATCAACTGAAGCTAAAGCATGTCCGAAATTGACAGATGTAGATAAATCAATATGTATGTTAAATTATAGAATTGAAGGTATTGAAACAGTAGTTAATCAATTGAATGAAGCTCTTTCAGTATGTAATAAAAGTGAAAATCCTGGGCTATGTAGATATAATATAGAAAAACAAATTAAAGTGTGGATATTAAAATTGACAGATAATAGAAAACAGTTAGCAGAATTTCTATCAAAAAAAAATACAAAAAAAACAAGCAAAGGAAATAAAAATACTCATAAATCTGATATTCCTATTTCCCCTGCATTTAGTACTAGTAAGTTTTAAACAATTAGTTTGGGACCTACGGGCTTAACTATTTTGGATGGATTTATATATTTTTCATATTCTACTGAAATTTCTTTTGGACAATCTATCCACAATAGTATATGATTTTTTTTGATAGTTAATTGGTCTTTTAGTTTGAAAAAAGGATGTAGTGGAAGAAACCCCATTCTCACACTTTTTTCGCTTTGAGGAACCATTGTTAGTTGAAGTAAATCTTTAAATACTATAGTATTATCATCTTCTATAATTTTCTCACCAATTACAATTTCACCAGATATTAATTTAGCACTTCGAATTTCCATTTATTTTTCCTTTCATTGTTAAGATCCACAATTTCTACATGGAGTTATTTTATTATTTCTGATTCTTAATTCTTGAACTAATTTAGTTCTCGGAATTAATTGAGTCATTTTATCATCAAGCAGAACAGGAACTTTTTTATCCCAGTTTAATTTCTCTAATGATTTTTTCAATTTAATTCGTTCTTGAGGTATTAGTGCATTATTATCTAATTGTATATATTTAAATTCAGGATGTAAAATTTTATATCGTTTACAATCTTCACAATTTTCTAAAGCAATTAGCATCATATACTATATTTCCTTTCTCCAGCACATGGCTATTTTATTTTTACAATTTAAACACTCGCACACTATATTATATCCAGGAGTTTCTGATATTGATTCTACTAATGAAAATTTACCACAATTAGGACATGGCCTATAGGATGTTTTAAAGTCTTTTAAACCATTATATTCATAAGAAGGACCTAGGTCTCTGAACTGAATATTACTTGGTAAAACTACTAAATGATTCAAAGATGCAACTACTATGGCTCCATAACAAATATGTTTTGTTATTATTAATAATTCTTTCTCAATTAAACTATTATCTACTTGGACTAAAGTACCAGCATCTATTTTTTTTGCTGGAGTTTTTTCTTTCAATTGGATAGGTCTACTTTTAATTTCTATTCCAGAATCAAATTCAGAAGCATCACATAAAGGACATACTAAGGTATCAATATTTAACAAATAATAATTTCTTATTAAAGTAACAGGAGTGATATGTGGCAAACTAATAGTTTTATTTTTTAATGCAATTTCATTTCTGTTTGTTGACTGAGAAAAATACTCAATTAATGTTCCACTTTTAACTTTATATAAAAACATTTTTTTAACTCCTTTTATTTTATTCAGCTGTTTGATTTTTCTGAACAAATTAAAAATAACCGGAGGTAATTGAAATGATAACTATTAGAAATTTAATTCAAAATATTGAAAAAGGTCAAAGTTCTGTAAGTGTAAAATACATATTTCAACAATTAGATCAAATGTATGAAGGAAACAAAGATCTTATTCAAATAGTTTATTGTAAACAAGATAATACAGGATCTACAGTATATTTAAAAATTCCATCAGCAGAACGTCCAGGATTATTTTTTGATATTGTTTTCTGGGTTAATTCAAAAGATAAGATCAAACAAGATACACAATTTAAAGTTTTTTCCAATAGTCCATCATTTGCTTATAACTTTTCATATATATTTAATAAAGCAAATGCATTATTATTTCCTGAAAAATTTCCATCTGCGTTTTTAACAATGCCACCAAAAGTAAGAAATCCATTAAAAATATATTCATTCGACAAGCACCTCTACTTCGGATTAAAAAAATTAGCTGGAAAAAATTTAGAATTATTAAATTCTGAATTATCAACTCATACACCTCCAGTAGTTTTAACATTTAAAGAGATGAACCCAAAATGACAGACCACATCAATAATGAATCTTTGATCAAAGCAAATAAGATTTTAAAAACAACATTAGAAATAACAGAACAAATAATTTTAGATAATAAAGAAATAGATATAAAGAAAATCTTTGAACGAATTGGTACTGAACTTGATATAGTTAAAATTTTTTTATTAAGATTTCCGATGTTAGATAGTAATTATATAGAGTGGATAAAACCAGGATTTGAATCTACTCAAAACTATAAAAAAAATTTATTTGATAATGAACATGATAATTATGATATTAGTCAATTATTAGAATGGGTTTATACTGGGAATGTATTTTGCATAAGTATTGATCATTACCCTACAATGTTTAAAGTAATTGTTAGAACAGTAAATATAGAAAAATACTATAAAATTTTAGTTCCTATAATAATAAAAAACAAGCCATGGGGCATTATGGGAATAGGACAAGTATCAGATCAACCAATAGATTTATTAACAGAATCATCTTTGGTTGGATTATGCAAACTAATCTCTTTAGTAATTAAACAAGGTGAAGAAAAAGAAAAGATTAATGCAATGATAGACCAGAAAATAATTGAATTTAAACAAAGAGCAAAAATTAAATATTAGAAAAGGTTAACTTAAATGAGTGATAATAAAAGTACCGAAATTAAATTGTTAGAATTGTTCGATATTTTATCTAAGTCCTTTTACAATCTATCGTCTACTTACGAGAAATTAAAATCAGATCTTGAATCAGTTTCTAGATGTGGACAGAATATAATAGATACTAGACAACTTGTAAATCAAATAGATAAAGACTTACAAATAGTTAAACAAAATTGCAGCAACATAGAAAAAATATCTTTTGAATTACAAGCATATCAAACTAATTTCTTAAATATTCCGGGACAAGTTTTTGATCATCTACATTCTATAAGCAACAATCTCACAAATATTATGGAAGAATTAAAAAGACATGATGGAAAAACTGCAGATGCTGTTAAAAAATTAATTGATACATTTGATGATGAATTTTTAGATGCTGTTAAAAAGATTAAAGAGTTAGGAATTATAATTCAACAACTAGAACCAATTACTAAATTTTCTATTCTTATTAATAAACCTTTATCTTTAATAATATTATTTGTTACTATAACTATCGCTGTAGGTGGATTTATTTTAATGGTATGGGAAACTAAAACTAAAATAGAAAAAGCTACAATTACAACACTCGAACAAGTAGCAATAGAATATCAGAAGCAAAAAAATTAAAAAAGAGAGGAGTCAAATGACCCCCTCTCTTAATATTTATACTATTACTGGATTTGGAGTAAATCTCAACAATAGCAAATTTACAAGAACTTTTTCATTACTTTCACATTGTATATCTAAAGTTTTTATTCCCATTGTATTCATTCTATGCCATACATTAGGGATCAGTAAATATAAACAATTAGAATTACTTTTTACCTCTATACCTTTTCCACACATTTCTATTCGTTTAGAAGTAATACAACAACAATCAAAATCATTAATATTTCTATCTATTTTTATATCATCTAGATTATCAATATCAATTACATCCAGAGAATCATATTTTTCAAGTTCTGAATAATAAGAATATCGTTTTCGGAATCTTGTCATGTGTTCTTTATTCATAACTATAATTAAATTGGATACATCATATTGGTCATTACTTATTTCACAATTTCGCAATATAATATGACACATTCCTTCATGTATTATGTCTGAATCAGAAAACATGAAAACTCTTACTTCTCCATTATTCAATTTGTATTTTTTATCAAAAATAATAAATTCAGAATTAATAACTTGAATGTTTTCACTTTCAAATTTTATTTTTTTAAATCCTGATTTTATTATTAATCGATTATTTTTGTTTGTAAGGGTTCCTAACATATTATCTCCTAATTCAAACATTTATAAACTTTGGTTTTCATATCAGAATCCATCAATTCTAATATGCTTAATGAAATAGGAGTTGATTTATTATTCTCAACCATTTCAGTCTTTAATAATATACTAATTCCTATGGGAACTACTTCAGCAGAAATCGGATGGATACTATGAAATACATCAACAAGTTCATTTCTGAAATTTGTTATTTTTGCAACATTGTATTTATTAAGTCTTATATGTTTTATAAATTCATTAATACATGCAACTAATAAACAATAACAACTACTCTTGGAAAGATCTTTATATACTATCTCTTTCTTTCCAGCTAAAATATCTACTGCATTCCATTTCGATAATACTTTAACATACTCTACAAAACTCTTAGCAAATTCTTCTCCTATTATACCACTACACACATTTAATAAATCAATAACATCCAATTCATCTTTTTGTCTTATTTTTTGTAGCATATCTATTTGCTTGGAGCAATTAGTCCAACTTCTAGGACTGGCCCAAGCTTTAGATTCAAGTGGATCGGATGATATCATATCTGTATGCTGATCAATAAAAGATATAATATCTATTCTAATTCCATTTTTTATTGCAAAATTATTTATCCAGCACTTAGCATCAGAATGTACTTTCTGAAAATATATTCTATTTGATACTGGAGCTAATATTTGTTGAAATCCGGCTTTATCAGTATCTTGATTTCCTGCCATTACTATGGCAACATTATCTGGTAAAGAATATCCATGTATTCCTCTATTATTACTGTCTATTAAACGAAACAAATACTTCTGGATTTCTTTAGTACATAAATGAATATCATCAAGAAACAAAATAATTTTACTATTTTTAGATGGAATTAATAATTTGTCAAAATTTAAAATCTCTGGTTTGCTCCATTCAATAGTACCTTCTTGATGTCCTGGTCTTGGTAATCCAGTTAACATTTCTAAAAGCATTATTGCCATATGATGCACAATTAAACCATAACCATGTTTTTCACAAAACTCACTCATAACTTGAGTTTTACCTATTCCTGGGGAACCTAATAACATTAATACTGCACATGACTTATTTTCTTTAGTCATCAAATATTGTAATGCAATATTAGCTTCTATATAATTTTCTGCTTCATTTATTAAACATCCTGTTCCGTTCTGAGTGTTCATTTCTTTCTCCCTTAATTTTCTATTTTAATAATTTTTCCTTTTATATTATCAGAATATGAGTCTTGACTAGTTAACCAAATTACTGGTATATTAGATGGTAATAGATTTTGATAAGTAGGGATATCCGAACAAAGATCAGATAATCCAATAATTATAGATACATTATTTTCATTGCTACTTTTTAGAAAATTACATACTTCATTAAATACATCTTTATGAGAAGTGCCTCCATTTCCATGTCTGATCATAACTTGATCTAAATTAGATTCTAATTCATCAAAACTATGATAGAATTCTTTAGACAATACTTCAACATCATGTTGTATCACATATAAGTTTTTAAAATATGTACAACTTTGTCGAATCGCACTAATAGATTTTCTAAAGTCATCATCTGACATAGAACCACTTACATCATTCATAAAAATGATAGTTCCATAAGATTCTTCTTCTAATATTCCAGGCAAATAACCAATTTCTGGAATTGCTAAACTAAGAATTTTAACTCGACTCCAAGAACTTTCATCCTTCTTTTCAAATATAGTTCTTAAAGAATCTTTTAAAATGGTTTCCCATTTTATTTTCACTTTAAATAATTTATCAACAAACTTTTTAAAATCAGAACTTACTAATCCTTTGGATAAAGATGATTGTAATAAATTTCTTCTATAAATTTTATTTTCGGCTTCAGCAAGAACTTGTTCAGAATTTTCCTCAGTTTCTTTGTTATTTTTATCATCAACAATTTTTAAAATTTTTATTTTATTACCATCAATTTTTAACTCAGAACAAATCCCTTCTAATTTAATTGATTCTCCATTCAATTCAATTTCAATCATTTCTAATGTTTCTTTAGTATTACTAAATGGATTTTCTTTAATTAAGATATCATAAATTTCTTCTTCTATCTTACCAAAGAATTTCTCATCTAATAATCCACTATTTTTTTTCAGATTTTTAAAATTTGGAAGAATACAATTAATATTAGTTTTGACACTAACTATTTCTTCATAAATTTTTAACAATAAATAATTCACAACATAATCACATGCACATCCCCATATAGCTCTATTTCTGAAATGAAGTCTTTCTTCATGCATGCATAATGAATGTAACGATTCATGTGAAATTAATAAACAAATTAATTGTTTTAAAGATATACAATTATTATTTTTAAAAAATTCACTTTTATCATTGAATATTATAATTTTTTTACTAACTGATATTGCTGCTGGACTATCTCCAGGTAACTCTGTTTTAATTACAGAATAATCTAATAATTCTAAAGCTAATGGTAATAAAAATTGCTTAGTTGTAACCATCATCTGAGATAATACTTCAGAGACAGATTGTAAAAACGAATCATTCATAAACTACCTTTCTAAATTTATAAAAGGGGAAGTTTAAATCCTTCCCCTTTAAAATAATATCAAAATTAATCAGCAATATTATGATGATTAACTACATGTTCATTAAGAACATTATTAGATAATATTCTTATTTTATCATCATTAGTAGGAGCAAAAATTCCTAATCTTGGTTTCCAAGCACTTCTATAACATTCTTCATCTTTTATAAGAACTGCTTTACCAAAATGTCTATTTGAATATATTAATTTTTCTATTTCAAGAATATCTTCCTCCCCTCTACTTCTTATAGCATGAAATTCTATTTCTCCAGCTTTTTTATACCAAATAATTCCTGGGACATAAATTATTAATTTTTTTGGTCGAAAGCATTGAACAGAGGCATTTTCAAAAATTTCATTTTCATGATATGAATAAAACTCATCACTTATGGATTTATACCAATCATCTATCAGATCAAGTATTAATTCTTTTGCTGCTGCTTTTTCATTAATAGGAATTGGTAGATTATTCCACTTTATATTTTCAAAATTAATAATTGGAGTAACTTTCTCATTTATTGCTAATTGAGAAAAATCAAGATAAGAAAATTGATTTCTTTCTTTTAATCTAAAAATACCCCAAAACAATTCTCCTAAAAATATTTTTTTATCTTTATCAATGAACTCCACTGAAAACTGTGGAGCAAATTCTCTTTTCTGAATTATTAACGATCCTCTATCAAAGGATTGGGAAAATATAATATTACATCTATTTTCCCAAATTAAAAAAGAATCTACTTCATCAATATTCCAAGAATAGTATTGTTTTACCATTCTTGATTTATTATGTCTTTTAAAATCTTTATTAATTTTTACCTGAGTTATTTTCCTATCGTTGGAAGTTTCAGGTTGCATTCCTATCTCTTGTAACTGTTCAAATTGAGCAGCTACATTAGAATTATTTATTGTATGATTTACTTGATCTAATATCATAGAGATTTTCCTTTTTTAATTTTCTTAGTTTTTCTGTTAATGAGATGATAAATGATCTTTGATTTCTATAACTAATTCCCCCTAAAAAATATTTCCCCCTTTCTATTTCTATCAGTTTAAGTTATTTAAATCAATCAATAATCTGTTATCTCTCAATTATAAATATATATAGTTGATTGTATCCATTTTAAGTAGAAAAAAATTGATATGTTATCATCAGAGAACAAATAAAAAATAGTTATACTTTTTAAAACAAGGATATTACATGGACAGATTTTTATTAATTCCAGAATTGAATTATTGGATAACCAATATTTTACATAATAATCCGATAAATGATAAATTTACTAAAGTTCCAATTCCTACAGCAGATGCTATAGGTAGATGTTATGGTTCTGTTTTAGAACTTTTATTTAATGATTGCTTTACATCAAATATTTCTAGCAGATCAAAATTAATACAAAACAATAAAGCAGTTCCAGTTTATTATTTTTTTAATGATAATCCTGAAATAGTAAATTTAGAATCTATTAATAATACTGAAGAAGTTTCAAGTTCATCATCACAAGAATCTGAACCATCTTCTTCATCTAGTTATGAAGAGGAAACTTATAGTTCATCAAGTTGGTTATGTAATTATGCAGGAAAATTTGAAATATTATATAAAGGAATAGAACGAGAAAAAATAACAGATAAAAATATTCTTCAAAGAACTACTGTAGCAATTTCAAATACAGATGTAATGGTATGTTATGTTATCAGTAATAATATTTATTTTAATCCATCAAATGATATACATCATTATGTACCTACTGATATTTTCAATTTTACTCAAGAAGAATTATATATGTTATGCAAATTGTATGATTATAAAACTAATCAAACAGTAAGTATTTCAAATTTGAATTTTAATTGGTTTGAAAGTTCTTTATCTAAATCTATTTACATATATTTAGATTGGGAAATAAATGAAAGTTTAGAATATTTTAAATCAGATGTTGATTTTTCTAAAGATTCAGATTTACTTAGACTTTTATATGAAAAATATGTATATAAACACATATATAAAGTTCTTTCATTCAAATATAATATTTCTTATAAAGTTCAAAATATAGATATTTTTACTGAATTAAATTATGATTTTATAAGAGTAGTATTAACAGAACAAAATGTTTTAATAAAATCATATACAATTGTTACAGATGAAAAACCTTATTATGCAAGATCATCTATTCTTTTATATAACGGAATTTCTAAAGTATATGGATCTGATTATGAACTAGTTACAGATATAACAGGTGAAATATCTATAACATGGAAACATAATCTTTTTACAGCAGGGAATGAAATTTATTTTTTATGGTCATTTTTGGATTCTTAATACTGAGAACAAAATTAAAATATTTTAGGAAAACATATGTACAATATTGAAGAATTATATAAGATACTAAAGTTTCTCCAGAGTAATCCGAAATCAGAAATAACTGAAAATTATTTAGCTCAAACTAATTCATATACAGATAGAGCTGTTGCTAGTGCTAATAGTTTAGTTTTAGAAGATACTGGATTAACCGCATCTGATAGTATTATTATTCAAACTTCTTTGAATACTAGAGAAAAAGCTACAAAGTATTTTGATAATGTTTTACATCAACTTGCATTTGAATCTGTTGATTTTACAAAATTAGAGAGATTTATTTCTGAATGGTATTCTGCTAATAAAACATTACTTGATCTAATAAGATTGAGTAGTGATCCATATACACTTCCTTCTGAAGATATAGATTTAGCTTTACAAGGATTTGGAGCTAAACTTTTCAATGAACAATTAATTAAAGATAAAAATACTAGATCTTTATTACTTATTTCTCTTGCTGAGCTTTATAAGATAAAAGGAACTCCTAAATCAATTCTTACAGGATTGAGTTTTATAGGATTTAAAAATTTAACTCTTAGAGAATGGTGGGTAATAAGAAATCCAGAAAGAAAAGATGATTTATTAGTAGAAGGTAGAGCTATTAAACGTGGTAAATATTGGGATGAAATTTATAAACAATATAGATATGTAGATGAGAATGAACAAACTCATTTACAAATTTCTTGGGAAAGTTTTAGAAAACGGTTAGAAGAATTAGGAGATCCTCATTGGCAGTATACTAAAGAAGAAATTTTAACCATTGATAATTCATCAGATATTTATTTAAAACTACCTTCGATTACTCCATATTATAGCATTATATTTAATAGTGATACTAATATAATGAATCAAGTTCTTGCCATTATGGAAAGAATATTAACCACAGAGTTTAATTATTATTTATATGGAATAGATTATGCATATACTACTGAGATTGAAGGTTACAGTCAAACTGTTTCTATTTTAGATATATGGCTTGGATTTACTTATGCTTTAATTAGACAAGATGAAAAGAAAAAGTATAATGATTTAATTGCATTTTTAGATGAAAGAGATATTGATCATCCAGAGTTTGGTTATCCTTTTGCTTATGAGCAATTGATTTTGTGGTGTAATACTAATGTAGCTCATGAAATATTAAATTCTTTTATTCCTAATCTTGTTTGTTATTATGGTGCAACTAATGAATTAGTATCATGGTGGAATTCTTCTTCTACTAGAGTGGGAGTAGAAATACCAGAAATATTTTATACAGTTTTCAAATTTCCAAGAGTGCCATATGATTTATCAGATGATTATATTTATCATTATAATGGTAGTAAATTTATTGAAGGAACTTCTGAACTTGATATTGAAACCATTCTTAAAGATTTTAATACATTATTATATGTAACTCCATTTTCTAGAAGAACAAAACCATCTTGGTATACTTCTACTACTCCATCTAATGAAGTTGTTTCTCTAAGTTATCCAGAATTAATGAAAACTTTACAAGAGCAATACTTCACAGATGTATTCCATGAAACATATAAAGATTATGAAATACAATATGATACGGTTACTCATGATGGTAGCAATCTAGCAGAAGATTCTGTTTCTAGTCAAAATGATTGGGCAGTAGATAATTTATATTATTATGAAAGTCCAGAAGATAATATTTGGTGGAGAATATCAACTCAAGATGATTGGAGTGAAGTAACTCTTCCAGAATTTCCAAACCTTAATGAAGCTTTTTATCATAATGGATATTTATATAGATATGTATCTCAAAATAAATGGATTCGTTATACAGGAGAACCAACAGAAACTCCATATGAAGATGCAACTTGGGAATTAGGAGATATTTATTATGATTTAGATAATAATATTATTCAAGAATGTGTAAATTCTGATGACCTTGTAAAATATGTAGTTTCTGAATTTGTAACTTCTTGGGACAATTCTGAAATCAGAGATAATATTTACATTTTTCCTTTATTGAATTCTAATATCATGTTAGATTTAACAAATCGATATGATGCAGATAGATTGATGAGAGGAAATAGAGCTGTCAGAACTTTAGATGAATTAGATTCAGCAACTAAAGAAGTAGGAAACAGAGTTTTAATTTGTGGTCATGGAGATACTCCTCCTATAGTATATGAATATCAACAGGTAATAACTTTAGATAGTATAGATTTATTATGGGTTAAAACAGATCTAACTATTGCTGAAATTAATCTGGGAATGAATAATCAATTAATTAACTGGATAGATGAGCAAGCAGAAAAATATTCAGTATCAGATGAAACATCAAATGGATACATAAAAATTTCTGATATTTTATTAGGAGAATTAAGTACATTTATTAGCACACAATTCAGATCTGCTGGAATAGATTTTGCAGGATATTTTCAAAGATTTAAAAGTAGTGAAGAATTATTAAGTGTTGTAGAATTTTTTAAACCGAAAAGAGCTAGATTACTTTTCTATGCTTTATATTTAACTTTTGATGATAGATTACATAATACAGTTTTAACAGATGAAACTATAGAGACAACTAAATTATTTCAAAATATTAATACTTTTGTTCCAGAACAAGATTTGCAATTTATCCATCCTCAAGATGGAGTATTTAATAGAACATATTCTGAAAGTGATTCTGTTGTTCCATATGTAGAAGGAGTATACAATCATTGGAATGAGCATCATCCAAGAGATATAACAATTAAAGCTGAAACAAAAAATGATCTTTATGGTGCTCATACAACCACATGGCAAAAAGGTTATTGTGATGATAACCCACGAGTTATATTTCCTTCTGGTAAATTAGGACTTCCTGAGAATGCTATAGGAGGAAGAATAGAGGAATTTGATTTATATACTATTCCTGGTAATCAATATGGATTAATTGATTTTACTAATAAAGAATTACATAATAAAACTAATATAGATTATTCTTTTATAATCAGAGGTGGAGTAGATAATTCATCTTTAAATTTTATTTATAATGAAGGAATGACAATACCTTCTGAA